GTGGTGTTGTGTTTACCCACCAAGTAAATGGATTTGGTCTTTGGGTTGCTGTAAATGTTCTTGGTTCCACATATTCCCTTGGCTGGTCCACTTCTGTTTTATACTCACCTAAAATATTTGTCATCTTTATTGTCTCATCATCTGAAAAAAAGTTATAATTTGGAATCGAATTAGTATTAAATTCAGTCAATAAAAGTTGTAAGATATAATATGGTAATCCTGTTTGTATTGAATCTATTTGATTATCCTTTTCGTCCCATACTGTAAATAATGTGTTGTCGTTTAATGGAGTGTCGGTATGTAACGACTTATAAAATCCAAATTTTTTATTATTTTTTTGATCCAAAACATAAACTAAAATACCTTTAGAGTGGTTATAAAAATACTCTGGGTCAGTTACCATAGCCGTGCACCATTTTGTATTATATCCATATACACACGAAGAACTATGACTTAAAGGTTTTAAAATAATATAATCTTCATTTTCAAAAAGTACTTTAATTTCTTTCTTTGAGTTTTTAAAAAGTTCCTTATTTTTTGCCTTATGCAGTTCAAACATTAGCTTATCCCAGGAATTATATGTTGATATATCTTTTTCTTCGACAAGACCTTTTTCCATTAAATCACAAAACTCAATAAATGAGCACATATTCTGATGTCCTAAAATAGAACAAACAACATACTTTGTAGCTTTGTCTTCTAATTTTTCATCCCCAATTAAATCATCAACTAAATTTTTATTAAACACATACAAGTCAAAGTCGGTTTTTTTTAATTCGTTTACCAAAAACTGCGTATACTTTTTTGTTTTACTAGTATCAAATCTACCTAACATATCAATTAGTGTTAATGATAAATTTTTATTCTCTTCTTTTAATTTTTTAATCCCCATTATTTTTTATTTACATGGTTAATAATCAATCTATCAACATATGGTTTTATGACCACACCAAAACAAATTCCGCCAACGAAATATACTATCATATTTTTTATTTTTTAATTATAATTTATTCAAAGTAAAATTTATCAATAGGAATTCGTCTCTCCATATAGTTTTTGTTGGATTTATATGCTACACGAAGCTCGGTTTTTTGTCTAAAGAATGTAACATCCCAACCATCACAAGATTGTCCTTTTGTTAAAGGTTGTGTTATGTCGTCAACATTTACGTGAGCTTCATTGGTGTAAAACCAAAAGCCATTACCAAAGTCCGCCATTTTTTTGATGGTATATGTACCATCAATAGTAGAGTTAACTCCTTTGATTACAAGTTTTGTAAAGTTTTTGTGTTTTCCTTCTTTCCAATCAGTAAATGTCATATCAAATTTCATATCTTATCTTGTTTGTTTTACAAAGATAAGAAAAATAAATCAATATAAAAGAAAAATATTAATTTATTTCAAAATTAATTGGGAGTGAGCATCTAGTCCTAACCTTTTTTCCTCCTTTTTCACCTGGAATCCAATTTGGCATTGTTTTTACAACTCTTTTTGCTTCTTTGTCTAGATCAAAGCTAACGCCTCGTTCTATTGTTATATTAGTAATTGACCCATCTGGTTCGACAATAAATGATAGGTATACTCTACCTTGTTCATTGAATTCGATTGCTGCCTCTGGATAATCTATATTTTGTACAACCCATTTAATCATCTCAATGACACCACCCGGGAACATAGCGTCTTTATCTGGAAAATCAATAATTTCTTCTGATATTATTATTTCAGTAGTATCAACAATATTTGGTGGCCCAACAGTGACAACTGGTGTTATTATTTTTTTTTCATTTTCTTTTTCTTTTATTTTTTCATCAATAGGTGGTGTGTATTGTATCTTTGGTAACTCCAAGATTTTTGGTGGATCAACCTTTGACTCAACCATATAATTAATTGTAGTGCTCTTCCCACTATTAATTATAGGTTTATAGTTTGTTAAAACATTGGTATACGAAAATGAGGCTAATGTCATTGCGCCAGCAAATAAAAAACCAACTAAAAGAAAACTAATTCTTTTGGTTTCTAATTCTAATGATTTGTGTTTCTTTGTTTCCATAATTTTTTTAATTACGGTTGAACAAATTTAATTCCAAAAATTACTTTATAACAACTGTTGTGTTAAAATTTTCTAATCTCCTCTGATGTTGTTTTGATATATCAAATTCAATATCATTTAAATTTTCTTCATAATAACTATATGCTTCACAGTTTTCTTTACTCGTTTTACAAGCAGTTAATGTAGAAATAGTTAAAATAATAAACAATAATTTTATTTTCATTTTATTAATTTTTTTTTATAAAAATAAATATTAAATATTTTAAGATATTTATAAAAATATGAAAATTATAATTACAGAAAGTCAATATAATTTAATAGTTAATAATAATAATTTAGAATTTTCATTAAATGAGGGTATTCTAAATACTATAGCAGATATTGTTGGTATTTTCGATCCTACTGGTATTGTTGATATTGGTAATGCAATATCTTACTGGCGTCAGGGTAAAAATACATTTGCATTATTAACTCTAGTTTCTGCGATACCAGGGATTGATTGGGCAACAAAACCATTTGTCTTGGGTAGTAAAGTTGTTTCGGCAGTTTCAGAAGTTCCAATACTTGGTTGGTTACTAAAAACAATACTAAAGTGGTCTGGTAAAACTTTGGATTTTTTGGATAAGATGTTATTGTCAAAAATACCCTTAGTTAAAAATTTTGCTAATGGTATGCGTAAATTTATAGAGGGTTTAAAAAATGATGCCGAATTAAAGCTTACGGAATCTTTTAGTAATTATGATTTTGACCTAATAAATGAGGCTAAATTATATAATAAACTAAATGAAAATATAGATTTTGATTTAGCATATCGTAATTGGTTTAATCCAATATATAATAATGTTTGTTTAAAGTACGCTGATGGTGATAGGGAAAAGGCTAAGGATTTTTGTCAAGATGGTTTTATAAAAGCTTTTAATAATTTAGAAAAATTTAGTGATAACCCAGATAAAATTGGTGCGTGGCTTGCTATGATTGTTAGAAACAACACAATAGATACAATTAGAAAACAAAAAGGTAATAAGGTTTCAGATTTTGATTTTGATAGATATGATAGTGAAGAAGATGAATATGATGATAGATATATGGGACTATATGATGATAGTGATATAAAAAATGCTATTTTAGAATTACCAAAAAAACAACAAGAGATTTTTAATTTATATTACTTTGATGATTTACAGCACGATGAAATTGCTGATAAATTAGGTATTAACATTGGCACATCTAAATCACAGTTACATAAGGCTAAAAAAAATCTTAAGATTGAGTTAGAAAAAATAAAGGAGGTATAACCCTCCTTTATTTTTTAATGGAATATATATTCCGACTCCACCACCTTGTTTTTCTAAACAAGGAAAAATTAGTTTATTAATTTACTGTCTTGTCATCCAAAAATAATACTCAGTTTGATTACTAGATCCAATTGTAATGTCAGTAAACTTTAAACCATTCATAACACCAAGATTTAAGTTGCCCTGATATATGGTACCGCTAAGATTACCAAATGGTGTATAATTTAATGTTAAATTATAAGCTGATGCCGTTGGATAAAACGAATATGACGATTCAAAACCATTATATGTATACGTATTTAAATCTAGGAACGTTATAGTATCGTTTAATGGAAAAATTTCACCAAATTGGCCAACCCTATATTGTGATATAACCCAAATTTGTCCAGTTAAATTATAGGTAGAGTCAATTTCTAATGTGTCACTTATTATTGGTTCTGGTGGATTTGGTGGTCCAATTGGCTCTTTTTCACAAGATATTAATGAAAAAAAGATTAAAAATGCTATATATAAATTTTTCATAATTATTTAGTTACTAATGCTTCAATTTTACTTCTAACCTGTTCAGTCATAGACAATTCTTTTGTGTTTGTAACAACAATAGAATCTTTTAGAGTACTAGCTGGTATATTAACAAAAAAAGTATCTCCATTAAAAAAAGTTAAATTTTGTTTTAATTCAATACTTGCGTGTATCATTTTTAAAAAAAGTTTAAACTGAATTTCATTCATAAACGTTTCGTTTACCAATTCACCAAACTTTTCGTTTATTACCTTAATATTATATCCTACTTTCATATTACAAATATAAGTAAATTTTTAAAATAAACAAAAAAACCCATAAAAAATTTAAAGTTTTATGGGTTTTAATATTCTAAACCATTTTTTATTGATAAGAAGAAGGTTGATTTAGTTTTTTATGTAACATATAAATATATGTTTTTTATAAAAAATCAATTTTTTTTATAAAAATTTAATAATTTTAATTAAATCTTTATTATTTTCACTAATTGGTAATGTTTTTTTAGTAAAATACTTACAACTAGTATGTTCATGACCATCTTTAGCCTTAACTAAATTTGGTTTATATTTTTTATCACATTTAGATAAAAATACATACAAAATACCTTTTTTTGTAGTGCCGTCTTTTTTATACTTATTTATTAATCCAACTAAATTTAAATTATCTGGTAATGAAATATTTGTTTCTTCTTTAAACTCTCTATGAGCCGCGTTAATTGGTGTTTCGTTTGATTCAATACCACCAGATGGTATTGACCATTCATTTGCCATTGATTCTTTTGGTGATCTTTTACATAGTAAAATGTCATCATCAACTTTTAAAATTACACCTGAATATCTTTTAAATTTATCCATAATTACATATTTATAAATATGGAGTTAATTATAAATGATAATCTACTTAAAGTCATACCAGTTATTACTAGACAGGATATTGAAAATGGTATGATGTATAAAAAATTTAACGATGATTTTAATGGTATGTTATTCGTTTTTAATGAAATTAGTTCCCATTCTTTTTGGATGAAAAACTGCATAACGTCTTTAGATATTATTTTCATAAAAGATTTAAAAATTAATAAAATTCATAGTAATTGCCCTCCATGTAGAGAAGATAACTGTCCTAGATATAGTGGTGTTGCTGATTTGATTTTAGAAATAAATGGTGGTGATTGTGAAAAATATGACATAAAAGAAGGTGACTCTGTTTTTATAACAGATTAATCTTTTAATTTATTAATATGGTGCTCTAAATACCATAAAGCTTTTTCTAAATCTTCGATTTCTTTTTCTTTATCTTTTTTACCAGCTCTTGATATATACTTTACTGTATTACCCAAAGAAAAGTTTAAATCCCAGGCGTCAATTACTTTTATTGCTTCATATGTATTGTCTTCACCACCATAATGTTTTGGGTGGTCGACTTGTTCTTTAGCTTTCTTTATTTTCGACTTCTTCATTTTCCTTAATTAATCTTTTTTGATATAGATAAGATAATAACTTTCTTTTAAAAAGTGGTAGTAATGTTTCTTCAATTGGGAATTCACCTCTACTTACCATCTCAATTACTGGTAGTTTTGATTTATCCTCTCTAGTTACATTCTCACTTATTATTTTTGGGACTGTTGATTTATTTATTTCATCACAATAAATAAGTTTTGTTATTATTTTATTTTCATTTGCACCTCTTGTTGCTGGTTTTTCTGTATATTCCCATAAATAAATTTTATTTTCCTTTTTGTCTTTAAAATAAAAAAAACCATCTATTGATGTTATATTTTTTTTATTCTTTTTTACAATTAAATGTACACTATCAAATACTAATTCCCATACTGATTTAGCAATACTAAAATATTCCATAAGTCTTGGTAATGAATATCCTAATATTTTGACAAACTCAAAATATTCTTCATTTGACATATGTGGTAGTTCTTTTAACTTAAGGTCTTTTACTAATAATTCATCATCAGGTGTTTTAAACCTCTTATCAGTATATAACATTTTTTTATCCTTAAGTAATGTTTGTGCATTTGCTAAGTGTAATGAAAGTTCTATGAATCCTGGGTATAACTCCATATTGTCGAGTCTTTCGCCCATTTTTTGAAAATAAGATAGTAGTTTATATTCTTTGTGTTCCCGGTCTATGGGTTTTTCGAACATCCAATCTGTGTCCATTAAAAATTCTATCTTTTTCTTTTTTCTCATTTAATTTAAAAATAACCATATAATATAATCTGTAAATATTATTTATGCGTCTATTCTCATAATAATGTAATAATCATTACCATATCTAACACTTTCATATGTTCCATCATATGAATTTAGAGTGTCTCCGTAATCACCATCACGAACTAATGCGTCTAGTAAATCATCTTTATCAATATAATCAGTAATATCCCTTCCCATCTCTCTTAACCAATCAGCTGGATCATATCTTACGTTGTCGTTTAGGTAGTCTTCTATTGCTTGTTCTATATCATCTTCACTATAATCACCTTCTGGAAAATCTTTAATATCTTGTATTTCACTTTCAAGTTGGTCAATTTCATCTTGAGTTTCCTGGATTTCATCTTCGTCTTCTAGCTCTTCTAACTTTTCTTCTAATTCACTAATTTGATTTTCTAATCTTTCTATTTCTTCTTCTTGGGATGATGATAATTCTATTCTTTCAACACCATAATCTTCTGGTGATTCTCGAACCCAGTCTTCAATAGCATATCTTGCATCATCTACAACGGCTTCTTCATCGATATAATATGATAGGAAATTGTTATCTAAATAATTTTCAGGGTAATCAACCCATTCTTGGTAATAATCTCTCATTGACTCTTCGGCTTCATCTTCTGTTCCAATTGCATATCTAGATCCATCTTCTAGTAGTTCAAATTCATCCATAGCATAAAAACGACCACTAGGATATAAATAATATACATCAAATTTACCACTTAAAAGGTCGCTTAATTCATCTTCTAATTCGTCAATTTCATCTTGAGTTTCCTGGATTTCATCTTCATCTTCTTCTAGTCTTTTTATTTCTTTTTTTATCTCTTGGACTCTTTCTTTTTCTTCATCATCTAATTCTTCAATATGACCTTCATCAACTGCAAATTGGAATACTAAATTTGCTCTTATTCCTTCTTCATCTAAATTACTATTCATATCCCACTCACCATCTCTTCTTTTTTCTTTTTGCTCCTCCATTTTGGCAGCTTGTCTTCTACTATACACAACTTTTTCATATGGTGTTTGCCAATAGCGGCTATACCCTGTTACTTTTGTGTGGTCTAATGATTTTATATTTGTTCGTGAGACATCTAAATCACCATCAATTGTAATTGGTCCTAAATCTATTATTTTATCATTGTCTCTAAGAGTAACATCACCAACAACAACAAGGTGTTTTCCTTTAAACTGTGGTAGTTTTGGAATTGCTTGAGCGGCATAATTTACTCTTTTTAAGAGTTTCATATAATCTTCAGCTGAAATTCTTACATCTTCAACTTCTTCTTTAATGATCCTTGATAAAACATTTAAAAGTTTTGTTTTCATACAACAATAAATACCTTAAACTTTACAAATATGAATATATCATAATATTTATAATTAAATAAACTTAATAAAAACAATTGTTATGGGATGTGGTTGCAAAAATAAGGGAAACAATAATAACACTACACAACAACAAATTAAATCCTCAAATACTACTAGTAGTACTAATACTCAAACACAAAGTGTTCAGGAATCTGTTAAAAAAATTATTCAAAAGTATTATAGTAAATAAATTTCATTTAACTAAAGAATACATATAGGTGGGTTATTTTTTCCCACCTTTTTGTATTTATAGAATATGACAAAACTTGATAGATTTTTAGAGTTATTTCACGATGGTAGGGAATCTGAATATGAAAAAATATTACAGGTCTTTAACACCACACGTAATTTCTTAAAAATTGTTGCAAAATATAACCTGCAGGAAGATGTTGATATTGGTTATATTCCAACAGATGAATGGGAGAGGGACCCTGAGCTTATAAATTTTCTAGGTGATAATGGTTTTATTAGTGGTGTTAGTGATTATAATAGTTTAGAGGATGATGAGGTAAAAAATAGATTTTTACTTTGGTCTTTAAATAATAATGAAAGTGATACTTTAGATTTTATTGCTAGTACTATTTTAAATAGTGATGTTATTGTAGAAAAAGACGGTTATTATCTTAGTCTTAATGGTAGAGATGATTTATCATTTTTTTTTGAGAGTTATAGTAGGGAAACAAGTCCTAGGGATTTAGCAAAGGCTGTCTTAGCTGAAGACGACTTCTTTGAACGGTGGTGGGACACAACAGATGATGTTTATAGAGATGTTATTGATGAATTAAATAGTGCTAATGAAGCTAGACTTGCAAAATATATTCTTAATGAAATTGGTAATAGAGATTTAAATTTAGATGACTATAACGATGATTTATTTCATGAATTTTCAGAAGAACAAGGAACTAAAAATACCTTTCAAATAACAAATAGTAATGTTATGAATTTAATTGGTGATGAATCAGCTATGGACGAACTTCTTAATGGTGATTTAGATGATTTGAAATCTGAATTACATTCTATTCATAATAATGCATATAATAATGCTTATGAGAGTGAGTGTTACGAACTTGTAATGGATGGTTTACAGGAATATTTTGTTGGTAAGTTTGATTGGGAAGAAATTAAACAAACAAGTGGTAAGGTTAGATATTATCCAAAAATTAAAATACGTGATTTTTATTCTAATGTAAAATCATATCTAGAAGAGAATATACGTTATAATACTTTAGAATATCAAGGCTCTTATACTGAAATGATGGGATTCTTGTTTTACGATGGTGTACTTGATGAAATTAGTTTTAGAATACCTGATTATCCTGACTATCGATTAGTTGACAAATACATAAATGATTATTTTGGTGATTATATATAATGAATATTGATTATTTTATACATGGGATTAACACTAATGACCCGGATGTTTTAGAAAAGTTACATACTATTTTTGGTGGTATGAAAAATTTTATATTTGGGTATGTCTATAAAAAAAATAGACTAAAAGATGTTAATTTATATAAAATATATTATGGAATGGAGGAGGCTGAACTTTGGGATTTTGGTAAAATATGTAATTTATATTTAAAAGAGTTTGGTCCTGATTTCTTTGTTCGCTATTTTAGTCAGTATGCTAGTAATTACATTACAAAAGAAGGTGATGACTACTACCTAAATTTAAAATACCTATCTGATATTCGTGATTTATTTATTGGTCCTAATATGGATTTTATTTCAGATTTATTTGGTCAGGACTGGTATGAACCTTTTTATGTTGAAACTAATGATTTATATGATGATGTTATTAGTGTATTAAATAATGAAAATAAAAAATATCTAACTAAAGTTATTTTAGAAAAAACTAAAGGTATTACATTATCAGAGAGTGATATAATAGATTCTGATGGTTTTTGGAGTGCTTTACTTGATTATGTAAATGAAGATGGTGTTTTTAGTTTTCACGAAAATATAAATGCTATTATGAATAATGAAGATGACCTTTTTAATGAGGTTATTATGATGAATTATTTTGGTGAATTGCAAAGGGACTTAGAAAACTTATATTCACTTTCATATAATGAGGCTTGGAATGAAGAAATGACAGATATTGTTTTAGATTCTATTAGTGAATACTTTGATCCTAATATTAGATGGGAAGGTGATATGGCTAAAATAAAAATTAAACTTTTTGGTACCACATTAAAAATGTTTTTTGATACGTCAACAGATGAAAGTATCACAGATTATACCGATTACCTTTATTTTATAAATAGTTTACAAAGGTTTGGTATTATAGATGAGTTTAAGTTTAGAAAATTAGGATATCCAGATTTTAGAAAAGTTAATCAAGAAATCAATGAGCGATTTTTTGATTACGTAGAATAACTATTTAGTTATTGAAATAAAAATCATATTCATTATAAAAAAATAGAATATGAGAAAAATTAATAAAAATTCAAGAAGAGGCATTGTTAATTTATTTGCCGATTTTATTCTTTCAAGAATAGATAAAAAAGAAAACTCAATTATCCAGGTTACAGATTGTGAATCATTTATGGTTATTCATGGTCTTACAACATCAAATACTTTACTAGACCTAGAAAAAATAAAAACAGATTTTACTAATTGGTTTGATAAAGAATTAAAAGATGTTGGTATTGATCGTATAAATACAATAGATTTAATAAAATACGAGGTTGAATTAAATAATATTGAGAAAGGTTGGGTAAATGTAAATAAGGATGTCTTTATTGAGGAAGATGAACCGGTTTTTGAGTTATCTACATCATCTGAATTTCCATATGGTTATAGTTTAAATTGTGGTAGGTCTATGGTTTATTACTCACACTATATTTTTAATCATATGTATAGTCTACTTGGTGTTAAATCTTTAGATTTTTTCTTTACAAAAAATGAAGATGAGGATGGTGATTTAAAAATTAAAATTGTATCCAATTCAAAAATTAATAAACATAAAATTAAATCATTAATTCTTGATGTGTTTTCCTTTGATTTAGAAGAGTTTAATAGTAGACTTGATGAATATGACTTATTACAAGATATATTATCACCTGATAGAGAAAAACCATATCTAAAACAAGATATGTTAGAACACGTAGTACTAGTTTAAATTAAAAACCCCCAATTAAGGGGGTTTTTTGTTAATCAACTAAGAATGATTTTATAATATCAAACCCTTCATTTATATCCTGGAAGTCTCGATCTGGTGCAAATAAATTTGTGATTGGGGCTTCTGTCTCTGGGGCTTCAATCAACATAAAGGCCGGAACATATTCATTTTCAGTTATTTCAACAAAAAGGTTGTATTCATCTTCATATTTATGAATATCTCTATCATAGTACTCAATACCAGCCTCATTTAACATATTTTTTAAATCAACACAAAAAGGACAACCATCCATTGTGAATAAAACAGCAACCTTATCCATTAATCAATTCTTTTAACATTCCATTTATTTGTTGTTCAGATAACACACCAACTTTTGTCTCTATAGTTTCACCAGAATTAAAAATCTTTATTGTTGGTATACTTCTAATCCCTAGGCCTACCGCGGCCTCTCTATTCTCGTCTATGTTCATTGTATACATCTTAACATTAGAGGTGTTTTCTCTAGCGACTTTCTCAAATCCTGGTTTCATCATACGACATGGACCACACCATGGTGCCCAAAATTCAACTATAATTTTTTCACCACTATTAATTTGTTGTTGTAGCTCTGTACTATTTATTTCCATTGATTTAATTTTAATAATTTTTTTATAAAAAACTTAACCTCAGTAAAATCTTTTGGTTCAAAGTAAATTTTAATATCATAATTAATACTTTCTGTATTTCTTTTTGATAAATATATATAAAAATCAGATTTATTCCTAAAAATTGCTTCTAAATATGAAAATCCTTCCTGGTATGTTGCAATATCACAATACTCTAAAATATAATCTTTTTCTAAAAGTATTTCAGGTGTTAGATTTATTGTTGTCATCAATTTGTTTTTGGAGTAGGTAACCCCTTTTGTTTCAAAAAGAGATTTAAGAAATTTTTCTTCAATTCTAAAAAGGGTTACCTCATCCATATTAAACCATTGTTTCTGCCAACTCCCAGAGTTGTGTGTTAATTTTATTCTGTGTTAAAATACTATCAACTTTTCTCATCTTTGTGGATTTTCCTCGATTATTTGAGACTTTTGCTCCACCACGAATAAACTTCTCTTGTACTACATTAAAAACACTCCACAAGTCATTTCCTTCATCCTCAACTCTATTTGGTGTTAGTAAGTCTAAGATTTCAAGATCGTTAAATGTCTTTTCCAAGTTAAATCTAATCTTAGCTGATTTACGAATAAAGTCAATCTTATCATCGTCTGACATTTCACGAGCCATCATTCTACCAACTGAATTCTGAATCATTGGTAATTTCTTTGAGAACTTTTCGGCTAATTCCTTAACATCGTCAAGCTGGAAGTGGTTGTGTCTCATTGAGAACTTTTCTGCTACCGCTGTTGGTACTGTTAGACCATTAGAACAAACTAGCCTATGTAGTCCTGCTGACATAGAAAATGCTGTTGCACCATTGTGTGAGTTTCTAACTATAGCCTCAACTAATGTGTCACCAACTTTAGGTAGTTCATTGTTTCTAAACTTAATTTCGTGTAAAGAATGAAATCCTTTTCCTGTTTGTTTAACGGACGATACCTCCCATCCTTCTCGATTAAAAAATTCCAATACCTGGTCCGTTGGAACAAAGGTATATTTGTTTGTCATCTTTTGTGATGGTGTTGTAGAAAAAACTGATGGTGCTAATTCTTTAATTAATTCTGGTGTATAAATCATATCTTTTAAATTTTATTTACATTACAAATATAGTAATTTTTTTTTAATTACCAAACATTTATGTAAATTAATTTAAAATAATATCACCAAACTTTGTTTTCATAATAATATTATTTAAGCTAGTTTTTGTGGATTTTATATCTCCTAATTTAAGTTTTAAAACTATTTCAATAATTTGTTCTCTAGTTAGTGAAACATCTTTACCTAACCTTAGATTATTTTCGCATTCATCCCTTAAGTAATTATAAAATTTTTCTTTTTGTATTTCACCAATTAATGTAATTAAATCATTTTCATTATTTTCAAAAAAATGAATTAGATTACTCATATAAATATCAACCTCTAAATCCCCCATAATTTTATTTTTTTTTAATTTAACAATTTCCTCTCATCTCAGATGGGAAATTTATATCCCAAAACACATCAGATGGATCAAAGTATTTAAATATTTCTTTTGGTAGTTTTTCAATATCAATACTAGAACCCATAACTGATAAAAAGTCAAGACAAGTTAACTTTACTATCGACTCTGGAAGAGTAGTTAATTGCTTGTTATTTGTCAAATTTAAAAATGCTAAACTAGTACAGTTTCCAACCTCACTTGGTAATTCTTTGATTATATTTTCACAAACAAGTGTCCCCATTTGTGTGAATTTACCAATTGTTGGTGGTATAGTTAAAATTATATCATCTTTTGATTTATTCTCTATCTGTAGAAATTCAACATCTTCTGGTAATAAATCAAATAGTAAGTCTAATCCAAACATTCTTGCAAATTTAGCATTTGGGTCATTAGGATATGCTATTTGTACAAAGTCCGGTTTGAATGATTGTGAGATGTCTTTTTCAAACTTAGTTTTCAAACTTTTATAATATGGTCTCATCTCTCTACTCATGATTACTTCCATATCATTTTCATTTAATTCACTTAATGACTTTTGTAATATTTTTTCTTTCCTTTTAGATATATAATATGTTCTTGCGCTTGGTGTTAAAGCTCTAACCATCTCAGCAGATAACTCATTTCCTAATCCAATATATTTCTTTTGCATTTCTTCTGGTAAATTACCAAAAATTTCACCACCATTGTTAATATGTCTAAAATCAGGTCCTCGCAATTCAATCCATAATTCAACTTCCTCTTCCCCTCCAAGTTCTTGGATTGGGTCTGTGGTTTTTAGATTATAGCTTTTGTATCTTTGCATTTTTTCCTGGTCACTATCGCTAAATGGTTTTGCTTTTAGATAACCTTCTTTACCTTTTAATACCGGAATTTTAGAAAGTATCTCACTCCATGGAATAACTGTTGATCCTGCAAATCTTCCAGAGTTAGAACCATCGGCTAGTCTCATATCACCATATCTATCAACTAATATTACGGATGCATAATTTAAATCAGATGATGGTAAAGTTTTATTTATAATGTAATATAGTGTTAAATTTTGATTAAGTCTGTAATTGTAATAATAGTTTGATGAACCCTCCCATGATGTACACCATCTTCTATCTGGTGCGTGTTTTTTTCTAATGTTAATACACTTATGTTTTTGATCTGGTGCAAAAATTAATACGTTATCATCTTCATACGCAATATCAACATCGCTTGTATCAATTTCAGGCACATCATATTCACTTTCTTCCATTGGTGTGTACCCATCAACTATATGTTCAAACTCATCAAATGTCATAAAAGCACTTAATTTGGCGTTAAGTGGTATTAATTCAAAATGGTTAATAAATCTTTTAACCCTAGGTAATATAATTGTTAGTGGGTCGTCATCTGGATTTTCTTTCTTGAATTTTTCAAACATCGCAACAACAAAAGGATTTAATCCATCTTCGTTAAATTTTGTAAAGTATTTATTAACTAATGAATTTAACTCTGATGGGTTATAACTTGTAACTTCTTTTTTAAATTCTTTTACGTTTTTTAAATGTGTTTTAAGTTCAAAGAATTTTTTAATATTAAGTTTTACTAACTGTAAATCCGCTCCTTTATATTTTGTGATATAGTCTTGTACTAAATCTTCTAGATTCTTCTTACTTTTTTGTTTTTCACTTTTATCTTTAACTAATTCTTTAACTTTATCATATGTATGTCTAAAAATATCCTTATCCTCATTATTAAATGCTGCTTTAAATCTTTCAAAATCCGCAATAGTTTTCCTAATCTCTTCCTCAGTATCATTAGTTTGTTCGATAAACTTATCTACAAGTTTTTTAATAGTAGATTCAGGATATTCTAATAATATTTTTTTAGTTGTTATATTTTCTTTAACAACTTTAGATAAAAGTCCAATTAATTCCATAAATTATGTTTTTATAATAAATATTATATATTAATAAAAAATATAGTTTAAAAAAAAATAAGAACTTATATATTTTTATATATGGAAAATAATAAAAGATGTAAAACATGTGGGACAACTAGAGGTATTGTTAAGACTAAAAATTTTGTTTTTATAACTGGCGTAATATTTTTGTTTTTATCAATATATGGTTTGATTAGTCTAATAAAAGACATCATGTTTTACTTTTAATCTCTATAATACTTTAAATATTGATTAATAATTAGATCCCCGGTTGTTTGATTTTTAAATCCCTTACCTTTAACTCTTAATGGTTTTGATGTATCTATTAACTTTGGGAATTTAATCGTTAGATCTCCACTTGGGTGTGGGATAGTAAATGTTTCTTTATTTATTTTTTCTAAATCTAGATATAAATCATATACTAAATTAGCACCAAATTTACTAAAATCATTTTCTTTGGTAATGTTAATTCTAACAAGTAAGTCGCCATAATTACCATTTTTAAAATCGCCCAAACCTTTTAATCTTAAAAATTGACCTTCATCAATGTCGTTTGGTAAATTAACATCAATACTTTTAATTTCATCATTATTTCCATTACCATTACAAACGAAACATGGGTTATATATTATTTGTCCAGACCCATAACACGTTGGACATTCTGTTGCGATTATTTGCGCAAAACCGCCCATATTTATTTGTCTTCTAATTTGTCCTTGCCCATTACATATATTACACGTTTTTTTATCACCACCACCACCACTGCAGGTGTCACACATTTTTTTTCTTTTGTAATTTATGGTTTTTTTACCTGCGTTATATGCTTCTATTGCTCCAATACTTAAATTAATTGTTGTTGTGTGCCTTACTGGTTCGGATCTATTGTTAAAACTACCCCCAAAAAAACTACTAAAAATATCATTAAAGTTACCACCACCAAATGGGTTTTTTTGTTGTATGTCGTATTCTTTTCTTTTGTTTTCATCTCCAATTGTGTCATAAGCTAATGAAATTTTCTTAAATAACTCCTCATCACCACCTTTATCAGGATGTGTTTCTCTAGCTAGTTTTCTATAAGCCTTTTTTATTTCATCTTGTGTGGCGTTTTCTTCAACGTCTAATATTTTATAATAGTTGTCCTGATTCATATGGAATATTTATTTAAACGAATACTAAATTATACTTTAATTTATGGAATCAAAATATAACTATATAATTGTTCTATTTAAGAATAAAGAAAAGAAAAAAATAATAAAGAAATTTATAACTAAAGATAGGGCTACAACTTTTTTTGATGATAAAATAAATAATAGTCCTATTTTTGGTAAGATGGTTGAGAATGGTGAATTGTGTAGTTTCGAACTTGGTTTATTGGAGTCAGTTAGAGTTAATAAAAATTATACTTATTTTGCTAAAGATGAGTTTGGTCGTCAAAATAGGATTCAACTGGATAGTCCGGATTACAACATCATAAAAATTAATAGTTATTCAGTTGAGGAGTTAATATATGATTTACAAAAAAATAAAAAAATAACAATCACCCAATTTAATAGGCTATACCTACCTAAAGGAAGTGTAAAACTAATATCAAAATTAAACAATAAGGTGATAGTTCAAAACGAAAATAATTTTAATATTTTTTCACTAAAAACAGAATTTGATTGTGATAGATTTTTAGATGTTTTAGAAAACTATATGATATCCAATGGTCGTATTGATAGTATCATAGTTAAGGACTCTAGTAGTGACCAAAAAAAATACCTATATGATTTGTTAAGTAAGAATGGATTTTCAAAAAGTAGTCTATATCGTAAATCAACAAAATTTAAAAAATTAAATTAAATTTTTTAAACCATCTTTTAAAAAATCTACTTTTTTTTTGTTTAGGTTTTTCAACAACTAACTCTTCTACTTTATTTTCTATTTTATATGAGTTTTCTAATATAAAAACAATTTCTGTATTTGAGATTTCTATTGAAATCTGCGTCTGATCGACTTTAACATTCTGAAAGTTTGATTTAACATAATTGAACTCATTTTGACTCATTTCATAGAGAATTACAGATTTACTATTTGGAAATACATTTTGTGTCTTATCAACGATTTCTGCTAAATCAATTAATTTGGTATTAAAATCATTTTTATTCTCTCCCATAAACTTATTTTAACCTTTTTAGGTAAGATATCCTCTTTTTTATATTTTTTTATTTTGTCTATTAACTCGTTTTTTTCTCGTTCTAAATCTTCTTGGTCCTTTTTGAATTCACTCTTTAGTAAGTTCATCTGGTTCTCCGACTTGTTCATCATTTTCAAGTTGTAAATTAAATTCGTTTATTTCAAACTTTAGAGTCTTTAAACTACCAATATCTTGCAATTCAAATATCTTTTTTAATTCCTCTACTTTGTTTGAAAATAGCGCTTCTTTCTGTTCTATCTCTTTGTTAAAATTTATAATCTTTTTTATGTTCTCAACAGTTAAATTTAACTCATCTTCTTTTAACTCCGATACAAAAGAAACTAGGTTTTTACCTGGATTTTGTTTTTCCTGTTTAACAAACTTATCCTCATTTATATATTTTTTTGGTATTCTCCACTTCTCAGGGAATTCGATATCAAAACTAAGATATTCTTTTAGTTTTCTAATAGAAACTAAGTATGGATATACTAGTTCAATTTCTTCGTAAAATGTCATAATTATTAATTTAGTAAGTAGGTTATTATATATGAAATACTAAGTCCTATATATATAATTTCTTTATTAGTATATTTAACTTGTTTTGGTGGTGTTTTAAATATCGATATAAACAATATTACAATATTCCTAATACACACTAATAAAGTGAATATAAAAACAAATAAAAATATATTTTTAATATCTACCATTATTTCTTTCTCTCATCTAGGATTTCAGATCTAAGTTGTTTTAGTAGTTTAGTTAATTCCTGTGCGTCTTTTCTAGCTCTAGTCCCAGCGGAATTATTACCACCATAAAATTTAGTAACATCGACAGTTAGTGTGTCTACCATATTTTTAATTTCTTCTAAAGTTTTCATATTATAAAATTTATTGTTTATTTGTTATATAATAAAAAAATTAATTTTTATGTAAAGATATATACGTCATATTTAAGTCCAAAGATTTATAAATTGTTAATAATAAATCCAAGTCTGATTTACTAAAGTTAGTGTCTAAACTAAATATGTCTAGTAAAAATTTATCAATAGTTTCTTTAAACTCTTTTTTTTCTGGACTATAAAAAATTTCATTAAAAAAATCTTTAAAATATAGATAGTGTGATCCTTCTTTATTAAATGAAATATTTTCTTTTTTAAAATTTTCTATGTTTTTTTTCCAACACCAATTAAAATGGTTAATATTGTCATTATCTGACATAATAACACTTTGTTTTTGATTTATCTCTGATTCACCAAGATACGTATTATATATTATACTATATAAACTATATGAAAAATCAAAATATAATTCTAGTTTTTCAAAAATAATATTATTAGATTTAAACCAAACATCAACCTCATCTTTACTTAATGGGTTTGTAATGTAGTTAAAAAAATTATTCTCCATAAATATATCTATCTATGGAGAATAATAATATAAGATTTATTTTAAGTAAATTATTGTGTCTTTTTTGTATATCCCATTAGTTGTTGAATTCTACTAAATTCTTCATTTAGTTTTTGTTTTTGTTTCTCGTTTGTGTTTTCAACTTTAATATTCACACCACTTCCACTATTTTCACCGGTACCATCTGTAACTGGTTGTGGTGATTTTCTATAGGCCATCATTTTTGCGTTATGGAATTTTTTAGTTTTTCTCTTTTTATTTAGTTTTTCGCCTAAATCTGTTTCTTCACCATTTGCCCACTCTGAATTATTTCCAGTTCTAGAAGCACCGCCAATTAAATCATCAACCCAATCTTCATCGTATTGAATCTCGTCAGGTACAAGGTCTTCCATTCCTGGGTGCATAAAATCGTCTAAAAATTCTTTACCATCATCTGACATTGTGTATTTTTTAGTTTTCATTTTTTCTAACTCGCCATTACCCTTTGGGAATTTCTTTGGGTCCATTTCAAAGTCACCTTTTGACCCATCTTTTAAATAATCTTTTAGTTTTTTTACAACAGAATTTAAATACTCATCATTTTCCTTTTTAGACCCTTTGTGTGCTTTTTCATATGTTGCTAAACCAACTGGTGTAACACCTTTTTTAATGTTAGATTTTACATTTTCTTCATTAACAATACTCTCTATCAAATCAATGACTTCATCCTCGGTAAATAATTCACTACCTTTCTCATCTGAAAGACTATATAGTATAGACTCGTTTGTAACACGAATCTTTCTTCCACCAAGTTCAAACTCATCATCACCATCCTCTCTAGCTTTTTTTAATTTATATCCAAAAGCGTTTCCTTCTCCCATATCATCTTCGTCTATTTCTAAATCAAATAAGATTTCATCTTCATCTTTATCATCATATTTTTGACGTTTTTTATTGTGATGTTTTTTACCTTTAAGATTCCATTTATCGTATTTGTCTTTACTAAAACGATTACTTCGTATTATGTCGTCAGTTTCTTCAAACCAACTTGGGTCTTCTAATTCTAGAATGTCTAATTTTTTACCACCACACTCCATACAATCGTCTTCATACATTTTACCACACTCAATACATTCGTTTTCATAAATAGATCCTCCACACTCACAAAGATTTCCCTCGGCAACATAATCAAATTCATCACTATTTAATTTTTCTAGAATCTCATCAACCTTAGAGTCGATAGTTTCATTGATTAGTCTATTTTTAATACCTCTTATATAATTTTCAATATCTTTCATAATAATTTTTTATTATAAATATTTAGTTTTTAGTATTTATCTTAATTTCATTAATAATAATATCAATAACTTTATTTTTTGTTATTCCATACTTTCTAGCTGTGGTTTCAATAACAGTCATTAGTGTTTGATTCTCAAAAATATTAACCGCATTAATATCTCCTTGATTACAATAAGGGAATTTTTTACATTTTTTTTTAACCTGGACAAATTTTCCACCAGGAATTTGTGTTTTAGCTCTTCCTCTCCAGTCTTTCTTACTTGTTGATTTGGCCCAAATTTTATTCGTTGAGTATTGTCCGGATGATGCTGATCCCGTGGCTTCCTTAGTTTCAGTTTTTTTTATATCATCTTTAGACATATCACCACCAAAAAGAGGTTCAAAAGATCCAGAACTTGCTCCGGTGCCTGTTGCCTCTTTATTTTCTTCTTTTTTTGGTTTTTCTTTATTTGTTTTATAAACATTTAATACTGATTTTAAAAACTTATTTAAATCTTCTGGATCTTTTAAAAGTTTTCTAATTTCATCTTTAATTTTATTATTTGATAATTTTTTATTCTTTACAAGTTTTAAAACTTTAAAGATGTCGTCCACATCATTTAGATATGTTAAAAAATTTAATGAGTCAAAATCACTTTCTTCACCTAAAAAATCTTTTTTAGCATTCGCCGCGTCAATACCTAGTACACCAGCTTCAAAAAATGCTTTATTTAGTGCGTCTTTAAAGTTTTCAAGAATAGTCATAGTCCTTTAAATTTTGACTCCCAGAAACTCCTTTGCTGGTACATTATTGTATAAAATTCTCTAAACGATTTTATAATTAAATCTTTAATATCATCGTTTAATTTACCATTTCTACCCATTTCTTTTTTTATTCTATCAACCAATTTATCTTCAAACTGTTTTGCAGTATTTGAATTAAAAAAGTCTCGTATCTCCCTACGAGTTATGGCTTCAATTTCTTTTTTATCTGTATTTGTTAATGCCATATTTAAAAAATTTGTAGTATGATCATTGTGCCAATAGCGACACCAGTAAAAATCTCAATTACTGTATTTTTTATTCTAAGTTTTTTATTTTGTTTTCTTAGCTCTTTATTATCTTCGTCAATTAATGTAACTTTTTCTTCAGTTTTACTAATAATTAACTCACTATTCTTGTTCTTCTCTTCTAGAGCTAAAATAATTAACTCTTGTTTTTTTATTTTTTCTTCTAGAGTTTGGATTTCCTCATTGTTTAATTTCTCAATCTCTTTAAGTCTATCTAAGTCATTTAAGTCTTTTAAAATCTCCTTTGCAATATTATTTGGTATACAAATGTCGTCAACTTTAATTATGGTTTTACTTGTATCCTGGGTAAATACATTTCCAGTAAAAAAACAAAATAATATTATTAGAATTCCTTTCATATTAATAATTATATCTTTTTCTAAATAAGCTATCTAATTGTTTATTGGTTGAGTTTTCAATCTCACCATTCTTTTCACTATAAAAGTTATTAACAGTTGATTTCTTATTTTTAATTACTTCAAGCTTACCATCAATTTTGTTTATATCATTTTTATATGATACTATTGAGTCTGTTAGTCTTTTTTGGTCTAATTTTAAACTATTTATTGAGTTGTCTAATTGTTCTAATTTATACTGTAATAATTCTGACTTATCATTAGTTGGTTTAAAAATTAGATATAATAAAAAAACAATAAGTAGTGTTAATACAACTAATAAAATTTCTTTAATATATTTTAAAAAAAAGGTTTTCATTATTCTTTAGTTTTTTTTCTTGATGCAATAATTTTAGACCATTTAGTCTTAAATTTTTCATAATAAGTTTTTAACTTATTCATCATATCTAAGAATTCATCGTCAACTTTCATCATTGTTCCATTAATATAAACACCATTATTTTCACCAATAGAAAAAAAGAATTCAATGTCGTACTCTGTTATTTTTCCAGACCACTCTACATTATTTGGATATAGATTTAACTTATTAAAATCGACAATTTCTGCTACTTCATTTACAAACTCATCCATACTTTCTTGGAAGGCGGTTTTATCATCTGTTGTTAATTGTAAATCCTTATTTGTTTTACCATGTATATAAAATAAACCACCAGAAATTCTATAACCTTTTTTCTTATCTTTTTTTATGTCTTTTTCAGTATTTTTAGAGTCCGCGGTTTCGTATTCATCTTTTTTAATTTCGTTTTCAATACTATCATACGGATTATCTTTTTTAGTTATATTATTTGGCTCCTCAACATCTAATGGTTGTTCTAAAATAATACCATACTTACTACCAATAACTCTATTTTCGTTTATTGTTTTACTATTTGATAGCATACTTTTAGATGCTTTTAATAATTTTTTAATTTCTTCGTAATTACTCATTTGTTAATTTTTTTTCAAATAATTCAAAATCAAATGCTGGACTTAAATCTGTTTTTGTTTCATCAAAATTAGATCTACATATAATTCCATTAAAAGATTCTGTTCCTTTTATTTTAGTGTTATGTCCAATACTTTTTAAATCTATTTTATAGTTTTTACATAATTTTTTACATAAAAAAACTAAACTATCAATTTGTTTTTCAGTATATGGATCCCAAAAAAACTTTTCTCTCCATTTCTTTTCAAAAACTTTTTCTTTATAAATATCACCAATCCAGTTAATGTGGTAATTTTTTAATGGTTCTTTTTCTAACCATCCTAAATTCTCTAATGATATTGTAATTGATTTAGAATTTATCAGTTTTTGGCTTAGTAAATTACTGTATTGATTATCTTCTAATGTATTTAAAATGTAACCTTCTTTTGTTATTACATAATTTGGTATTTTATCATAGTTACCAAAATGTCTTAATTTTAAGGATTTTAAGTAAGACTTAACATTAATTGATGTGTGAGTGAGTACAATCTGTTTTTTAATATTTGTTGATGTCTTATTTGACTCTATTATTTTATTGATTATCTCCATTATTTTTTGTGTAGACTAACCTTTTATTCTTTTTTTCAATCCTTTCTTCTAGTTCTTCAGTTTTTGTTATTGGTAGTTCATCAAAATACTCTTCGTCAGATAAAACCGGGGTGGGAGTTGGGGCTTTAACCCTCTTGGCTTTACTCTCCTCCTCATCCTCGGTTTCTACCTTAGCGGTTTTTTCGCTAGGCTCTTCATATTTAACAAAAAAGTGTAATGATGTTAATGATATGATAGGTAATAATCCTCCTTCTAAAAATGCTAACCATCTTTTCATTCCTATAGTGTCAGTTAATTCTGTTCCCATAGCTTCCCATACTGGTCCTGTTAATTCTACCCAGGATTTAAATAAATCACCATTAGGATCAATTTCTTTATATGAGTAAAATATATTCCCAAGCATCTGAATAAATGTAACTATCCCAAACATAAACCATATACCACCTTTTACTCTATTTGTTGCTGCGACTAGTGCTGTTATTGCACCAACCTCAATTGCTATTGATAGGTATATTGCCCAACTTATTGGGTTTGCCATATCATACCAAGATACAACGTGTGATATCGAGATTCCTGCAACCAATAGTATTGGTAGTAGGAACATGGATCTAATGGGGTTATTTTTTATCCAGCTCCAAATTTGTTTCATAATTCAAAACCTAAATTAAATATCATAAATCTAAACTTACTACAACTTTCATTATTGCAGGGACAAAATTTAAATTCAAATACTGTTAATGTGCCTAATCTAAATGTTAGACTATATTTATTTTTTTTATTACCACTTTTCCAGGAATTTACCCAATTAATCATAATATTATTTTTTTTGTAAGTTTTTAACGTTATTTTTAACAATAGAATGTAATTCCATTAATTGTTGTCCTCTATCCTTAGAAGAAATCCACTCATCATATTCAAGATGAATATTAATTTTTTCAATTCTAATTATTTCAGGTACACTATCGATTTTTTGTTGTCTTAGTTTTATTTCATTTTTTAGGCTGTCAACAACTAAATCATTATTATTAACTTCTCTTGTTAATTTTTTAATTTCAGTAGATTTAGAACATGATCTAAAAAAGTAAAATAGTAATAGTATAGTTAAAATGTAAACTTTATATTTTTTAACTAAATCAATAAATTTTTTCATACTTTCTTTTTTATATAAATATTATTTTTATTAAAAAATAAAAAACCATACAGATAATTGTATGGTTTTAGGTTAATTAATATTCATAAGAGTATTTATAACCACAATCTTCATCGTAATACCGATCTTCATATAAGTTTAGTTTTTCTACTAATTCATATGATAATGGTCTCCAATAACCAACCCTTAAATATTTGTCACCAGTTCCAAAATTTGTTGTACCAAACATTATGTCTTTATCTTCAAATCCAGACTCAAGTAATATTTTTTTAATTTCTTCTTCTTTACTCATCTTTGTTTTGGTTTAAATGTTTCGTTGTAGTATTGTTCAAAGTTTCTATCTGAGCCATTACGTCCGTCATAATCACCGTACCAATAGCAATCTTTCATCTGCTCTTTCTCCATCTGTTTGGCTTGTTGAATAAGAATTTTTACTTCATCTCTTTCAATTGGTAGATGTAATAAAACTTTATTAATCTCATCTTCTAACCGTTCAACTGCTGTCATCTTCTTAGTCATCTTTGTTTTGGTTTAAATGTTTAAAATTGATTATTGTTAGGTTCTGCCGTTCTAGGATATTTTTCAATGATAGCAAAGATGTCGGTTACTTTACAGGCAAGGTCCACGTTTTCGTGAGTGAGTTCAGTAAGTTCTTTAGATTTAATTGCAACTTCAGAATAATCATATCCATCGAATGTACCATATAACCAATTTTCGATTCTTGCGGTGTTTGTTGTTTCACATTTATAGCAAAGTTCTTTGATTACATCGAGAATCATAAATCGAGTTTCTGAATCCATATTTTCGTGTCGGTTGAAGTAGGTTACGCTCATTTTAATATTCTTTAATTAATTATCTTAAACAAAGATAGGAATAATTTTTAATCTACAATAACTTTTTCGATATTTTTTTCAACTTTTAGTCCTTGGAATATATGTGCTATAACATCGACTGTCCATCCGTCACCTAAAAGGCATGCTGATTCATTTCTTGTTAAATCTGATGTGTATCCAGGTGGTACACTTTGTGCTCTTTCCATTTCTTCGTGTGTCATATATCTAACATCACCTTCTTGAGCTAAGTTATAATCTTCTTTTAGTCTATTATAGGTTTCTTCATCTTTGAATACAACTTGCCAAAATCCGTATAGGAAATATCTTCTAGCGATTTTAGCTGGTGTTTTTAATGGTCTAGAATAACTTTCGAGTAGACAATAACCCTTTTCTCGATCAACATATCCATCATCAATAATATCGGCTAATTTAATTCCTTTATCTTTAATATTGGTATCGAATGGTATATTAGTCCAATAAAAACGTTCTCTTAACATTCCAGTAACTAAAGATGAATTAATTTTAACTGGTTGTACACCAAGCTCTTCTGAAATAATATCTTGCCACTCTTTTTTCATTTTAACATTTTCCAAAAGAAAATAGGTTGGTTTTGTTTCTTTTACTAGTCTAACATATTCCCAAAATAGTCCACTCTTATCTCCATCAAGACCTTTTTTTGTTTTATTGGCCCTACTAAAGTCTTGACATGGTGATCCACCAATTAGTAAATCAATTTTTGGTAAATCACTACCTTTTAGTTTTGTAACATCACCAACTTGTATTGTGTTTGGGTAGTTTTTTTGTGTTACCTGGATTGCATGTTTTTTTATTTCGCTAGCATAATAGTTTTCAACTTTAATTCCAATCCTTTCTAGTGCGATTTGTCCACACGACATTCCATCAAATAAGCTTAATACGTTCATAGTTTTTATTTTATACCTTTAAATATATGAGAAATTACATCAACTGTCCAACCATTACCAATCATTTTTTTTCTTTCCCTAATTGATGGGCCTTCTGTGAAACCATCAGGTAATGTTTGTAATCTCTCGTATTCTGTTATGTTTAATTCTCTAATATTATCATTAACAACAACTCCATAATTACAAGCGGTGTTTAATGTATTTGTTTTTCCATTGCTTACCCTACCTCTTCTTGTCTTACTATTTGGGACTTCTAGATTAACGCAATCACCATTAATGGCTTCAAGGTAACCTAATTTTGTTGCGTTTCTAATTTTAAAAATATTATTAGTTTCACTAATTACAACTGGGTGATCATTTATTATTTTCTCATCGCCATTTGGTTCTAATATGTCTAATATATTGATGTTTCTATCAACAATATTTTTATCGAATGGGATATTGGTCCAATATAATCTTTGTCTTTTTTGTGCAGAAAAGAATTTACTATCAATCATAAATGGTTCAACACCAATAGCTTCAGTTATAATATCCTCCCACTCTTTTTTCATTACAACATTTTCTAGTAAAAAATACTTTGGGTTTAGTCCTTTTAAAACTCTTACGTACTCCCAAAATAATCCACTCTTACCTTTAAACCCGGTTCCATCTCCTGATCTACTAAATGATTGACAAGGGGAGCCGCCAATGATTAAATCTATTTTTGGTGCAAATGACGTATTGATTTTTTTTATATCCCCAATTTGTATTGTGTCTGGATAGTTACACATAGCAACCTCAATGGCTTTCTTGTCTATCTCACTAGAATAGTATCTATCGTACTTTATATTAGCTCTATCAAGGGCTAATCTACCACAACTAATTCCATCAAATAAACTTAATACATTCATAATTTTTATACTATTACTTTCACAGGGATATGTGAAAATATATGAGAAATCACATCAACAGTCCATCCATTTCCAATTGTTTTGTATCTCTGTGAGTTACTTAAATCTTTTGTATAATCCTCTGGTAGTGTTTGTAATCTTTCAAACTCTTTTGGGGTATACTTTCTTTTTCTTTCGCCTTCACTAAAGTACGCACCATCCGAGGGAATCTTATAATATCCCGCTGTGAGAGTTCTAGTTTTTTCTGTATCAATAGTTGCGAACTCTCTACCAAATTTGCTTGCGGTAATTCTATTAACTGCAGCTTCAGATAAATAAAACTTGTTATCGACATTTTTTTCTAAAACATCTTTTAGTTTTAGTTTTTTATTTTTTGGTTGTGTTATGTTTGGGATATTGGTCCAATATAGTCTTGGCCTATTTTGTGCTGAAACTAATCTACTATTAATCTCAATTGGTTTAACACCTAAAGCTTCTGATATAATATCTTGCCACTCTTTTTTCATTTTAACATTTTCTAAAAGAAATAAAATATCTGGATTTGTTTCTTTTAGTTCGTTTAAAACTCTAACATATTCCCAAAATAAACCACTCTTACCATCAAATCCTTTTCCATTACCTAGATTACTAAATGATTGACAAGGAGATCCACCAAAAACAATATCTATCTTTGGTAAATCACTTGTCTTTAGGTTTGTAATATCCCCTAGTTGGGTTGTGTTAGGATAATTCTTTTGTGTGATTTGGATTGCATACTTATCAATTTCTGATGCAAAGTAATTTTCATAATCAATACCACACCTTTCTAGTGCTATCTGTCCACAGCTAATTCCGTCAAATAAACTTAATACATTCATATACTATAAATAATCAAATAATTCAGATGATTCATTACGTAATCGTCTTAATGCTTTTTCTTTTATTTGTCTAACCCTTTCCTTTGTTAAATTAAAGTCAGAGCCAATATCTTCCAAAGTTCTTGGTGTTCCTGTTAGACCAAAGTAATCACCAACAATTGATTTTTCTCTATTATCTAAATTATCTAAAAGTGAAATTAATTTAGTTTTTAAAATATCTTTAGTATCAAATGCAGCATCGGGTGATTCAGCTTCATTGTTTCTAATGATATCAATTAGGGTGTCACCCTCATCGTTAATGTTCATATCTAGATTAATAATCGATGGTAGTTCAGCAAATCTATCATCTAATTTATTACCACTTTGCTCGACTTCTTTTTTTGCTTTATGTAAATCTTGGATTACATTAACTGGAAGTCTAATTGTTCTAGAGTTATCATTTAATGATTGTAGAATTGACTGTTTAACCCACCAAACAGCATAAGAAATAAATCTTAGGTCTTTACTCCAATCAAAGTTTTTGATTGCCTTCATAAGTCCTAAATTACCTTCTGCAATTAAATCAGAAAGATCTAAACCTTGGTTTTGATATTTTTTTGCAACAGTAATTACAAACCTTAAATTACCCTCAAGTAATTCTCTTTCAATCCTATCACGTTCTCTCTGACTTGTGTCAGCTGATTTCATAATAGTTGCCAACTCCTTTTCTCTTTCAGGTGTCATAACCTTAATACCCCTAATATCTTTTAGGTAATGGTAAATCTCTTCTTGGTTTATTGGTGCTCCACTATTTTTTTCCTTCATATTATTGTTCTTTTGAATATTCATCTAATTTCAATTTTTCTAGTTTTGTCAAAGAGTCAATACCTTGTTCTATAATTTTATCTAAAATTTCATCAATAGTCAAATCACAGGTCTCCTCTTTTAAGAAATTATACTGATCATTGTTTATTATTTTAGTTAAATTATAAAAACTAAAGATGTCTTGATTATTTTTAAATATATCTTTAATTCTATTCTTCTTTTTTGGCTTGACCTCTAAATCCATTAAATAAGTTAAATGATTTTTATCCATATTTGACGCAACATTTTTTGCATCTTCAACGATAAAGTACATAAATTCTGGGACATCATCTTTTAATAGCTCAACAAAAATTTCCAATTCAGAATATGATAGTCCACTATTAAAATGAAATATTGAATGGTTTTCACCAAAAATGAATTTAACCTCAACTGATTCAATCACTGTTGATATCTCTGTTGCGACAATCTTGTTGTGTTCGTCTTTGTCCCAAGTATTATCACATGGGTAAATAAAAAGTAAGTATTTCATAGATTTATTTTTTACAAATATATAAAATAATCTTTCTTAAAAAAAAATTATTATACAATTTTTGATATATTATTTTCTTTAGTAATCTTAACAACATAGTCAGCCCATTGATTAACAATTGGATTGTGTGTTATTATAAATATTTTGTCAAAGTATTCTTTAATCTTAATAAAAAACTCTGCGACCATTTCTAAGTTCTCATTTGAGATTTTACCAAAAACCTCATCAAAAACAACAACGTTTGGCTTTGGTAGTGAACATACTTTACTTAATACAGCTCTTAGTGCTAGTGATGCAATTGTTTTTTCATAACCAGATCCTGATATCATTAATTTTTCAATACCAGTACCATTATCAATCATAATAAACTCAACCTCATTTTTTTCACTAATTCTTATTTCGAGTTTAAAATATGAACTATCCTCCATTAATCTTTGTAGTTCTGAATTAATTAATGGCATCATAGTTTTCATTATAGTTTTAGAAATACCATTCTTACCATAAAGTTCTAGATATATTTTATATATTCTATCTTTATCATCCTCATCTTTAATCTTTGTTATAAGATTTTCGTTGTTTTTAATTTTTTCGTGTGTATTTTCAATATTCTTTTTGTTAGTCGCAATCTTTGTGTTGTTAGTCGTTTTTAAAGAGTCTAATTCATCTAATCTTAAGTCGGCTTTGATTAACATTTCGTCAATCTTTTTATTTGTAACGACCTTATCCTGGATTTCGTTCCATCTCTTTAATTTTGTTTCTAGATTTTCAATTTTAAGATTATATCCTTCAATACTCAAGTCGTACTTTTCTTTAATGAGTTTATTTTTTTCATACTCATCAAACTCCTTTTTTAACTTAACAAATATTTGTTCTTTGTTGGATAAATCACTCATTAACTTAATTATCTTACCTTTATGAAGGATAAAACCATCAAGTTCGGCAATTTTTGCATTTGTAATTGCTGCGTTCATAAGCTCAATTCCGCAATGTTCACATTTAATTCCACCTTCAACTGATGACTTTAGGTTTTCAATGTCCTCAATCTTTGTTTCTAGTTGAATTAGTTCTTTGTTTAATGTACTATATTCCTCTTTAACCTCATCGTGTTTATCTTCGTGATAATACTTGGATGGTTCAATTACGTTTAAATCTTTTAGTTTGGTAACAATGGTTTCTTTTTCACCATTTAACTCTATGATTTTTTCTTTTGTTTTTTCAGGATTTAATGTTAATATTTCATTGTCAATATCCATATGTTTTTTACTCAACATTTCATCCCTATACGATTTACCTTTTTTGATATTATTTTCAATCTCAAGTAAGTCGTCTTCGCATTCTTTGATTATTGTTTCATAATCTATGATGTCGTTTTTATAGTCTTCAATTCCATTTTTTAATTCTTCTGAATTATATAAATTTGATAGTTTTGATTTATTAAATTCTGAATATATTTCTTTTCCGGTTTCTTCTTTAGTTTTTAAAAACTCTAATCCCATAAATCTAGATAAGATCTGTCCTCTAGCTGTTGGTTTTGATTCTAATAATTCTTCTAGATTTGTGGCTGTCGTTAGAATTGTCATTAAGAAGTCTTCTTTTGTACCAATTGAGTTCTTAATAAAGGCTTCAGTTTCTCGTCTTTGTTCTCCTGTAAAGTTTTGTAGACTACCATCGGATAGTTTTTTAAAGAAGTCTAATTCTGTTTTTACATTCCAATCACCTTTTTTAGTCTTCTTTCTTTCAATTTTTCTAATTATGATATAGTCCTCACCATCAATAGTAATTTCACCTTTAACATTAACTTCATCTCTATTACTAAACCTATTAAAAACTTCTTCGGCTTTTGATGTCTTTGTTGTTTCATTAAAAAATAAAAACATTAGTAAGTCGACAGTTAAAACTGTTTTACCGCCAAAGTTTGGTGGGTTTGATTCAACAACAATTAGACCATCTATTTTGTCAAAATCTAATCTTTGATTTTCACCATAAGATAAAAAGTTAGAAAACTCAATGTTTCTAATATACCACTTTTTAAATTGTGTGGTATCAACATTGTTTTCTTGCATTTTGTTCTCAACAATTTGATTTAACTCTAATACTTTTTCTAGATATTCTTCATTACCAACATTTTTTAAATGTGATTTAAGTAAATTGGTTTGATAGTTAGTGTCAGTTACATTTAATGAAACATCTATTGTTTGTTCAGTTTCTTGATCAACGTTTTTAACCTTTGTTAGTATGTTAACGTTAGTAGTGTTATACTTTTTTTGAAAGTAGTGTTTAACACTTTTAATCTTATCTTGTGTGAAATTTTCTTGTTGGTCTTCCCATACAACTTGTATTGTTGGGTTATCAAATTTTGAAAAGTCCAAATCTTTTATCATAATCTTGTAATTGAATGGTTTTGGTGGATTGAATAAATCCATAAGAACTATTAGTCATTACTATCTTTAACTTTAACAAACTCACCTGGCATATCAATGTCAATATCAATCTCTCTATCTTCAATACTAAATCCAGCACTATCAAATTCTGGTTCAACCTCATCTACTTTTAGTGTTTCAATTGGATTTTCTGGATTATATGTCATTCCATCGTGTTTAACTACTGGTTCATCGCTAAGTTCAAATCCTTTTATTCCAGAAGATTCAGGTTCTGCAACAAATTCAAATGGTACCTCTTTACCTCCAGCATTAACGTTTAAATTTTCACTATCTTGCATTTTTGCCATTTGCTCCATCATTTTTGTTAATGCGTTTTGTGCTGAATACCTTTGTTGTGAAATTCTTTGATTTCTTTTAGCGACTTTTTTTCTATGTTCTTTTGCTTTTTTTCCCATTTTTATTTATTTTTGTTAATTAATTACTACTTGGTCTATTTTCTTCAAACCATTCAATTATTCCATTTATTGCCCATACGGAACCTGCTGATAGCATTCCATCAAAGAATACTGAAAAACATTCATTAAGTCCAATAAAATGATGTATTGGTGAAAACATTGTTAAAGAAAAAAAGAATCCAACCCATGCTGAGGTGCATAACACACAAGAAATAAGACCTGATAGGAATTTACCAAGACCATTAAAAGCCATATAGTCACTATTACCCCATCTATGTATAGATTCTCTAAGGTTATTAAATATTGACCCATATACTAGTATAGTTGTCATCCCATAGGCGGCTAAAATAAAAATTAATAATTGTGTCATAATGTATCATTTAAATTTGATCCACGCATATAAAACCCTTTTTTCTGTGTGTTTAATAATTGTAAATCTTTGTTTATGTTTTGTAATTCTTCTATTTTTTTATTCTTATCTAATAGTTCTTTTCTTAGTTTTTGTAGTGTATCCTGTAGCATTTTTTCTTTGTTATCGTCTAACTTAATGTCTAAACTTTGTCTAAGTTCGTCTAATTCTTCATTCTTTTTAGACATTTCTTTTTGGAAAAAAATTTCCATCTCTTCTACCTTAGTGGAAAAAATTTTACGTTCCGATTCAATTTCTTGATTTAACTGGAAAATATTTTCCTCTAGATTACTGACCTTTCCAACTAGTTCATTTATTTGGTTGTCATCTGTGATATAAATTTCTTTTTCAACCACCCTATCAACTGGTATCTCTTTGATAACTTCTACCACTTTTTCAACTTCTTTGATTACTTCGACCGGGATTTCCACTCGTTTTTCAACTATTATCTCCTTTTCAACCAAGTTTTCACCATCATTATTAGTTTCACCTAAAAGTCCATAGACTTCGATATCAAAACCTTTTTTAAGTGTTTTAATCATAAAATCATTCAAATCAGTAATATCATTTAAACGACAATAATTCCAAATTTTGTCTTTTAAATCTTTAGGTAATTCCATTAAATGTTTTTAAGTTTTTCAGTACCATTTATTATGTCATCAAAAGATTTGATTTCAAATTTTAAAAATGGTTTAGGATTAAACAAATCAACATAATTATATTCTTTTGTTTCAACATCGTATATACCATATCCATGTCTTTCAATAGCTTCTCCAATATTTTGTTGTATTGTTGATCCAATCATATAACCTTTTCCATTTTTTATATTAAACTCTTGTCTTTTATGTATGTCACCACAAAGAACAACATCTAACCCATCAAACTTCTCAATATCATAAGCGTGATCACCAAAGTCATAACCAAGATCTGTTTTCATTCCTTGTATTGGCCCATGAAATAAACCAATTTTAATCCCGGTTGCGACATTTAAGTCTGGTGGAATATTAGCTTGGAATTGTGAATATACACACCAACTTATATTTTCGTCTTCATATACCCCTCTATCTTTGTAATAGACAATATTGTTATTATCTAAAGAATTAATTATTGGTGTTAGTGCGTCTAATCTATCTAAGTTATTTATTACAGCATCGTGGTTTCCTGGTATTACTATTGTTTTTGTTATTTTTGAACATTCAACTAATAACCATGAAACAATTTCGATTAACTCTGGTGTCATTTGGTTTTTTGAGTGCACTAAATCACCTGTAAACACAATACGGTCTGGTTTAATCTCTTTCCATTGAGTAATTGCATTATCCATAATTGACCTATAAAGGTCGTGATCTTTGAATAGTCTAATATGTAAATCTGAAAAGTGAACTAAGGTTTTAATCATTACATTACTATTTTTGGTGGTTTTCCTAAATCATCATCTTCAAACTTAAATGGGTTTATAGGCATTGGAATATTCATTGGTCTTTGGGTGTTTACCACTTTATCTTCCTTTACTTGTCCCATTTTTTCCACAATAGGTGTGATATCTATATTTTTGTTTTCCAACTTTCCATATAGATATCCTTCTAACCAAATATAAAATTCTTTATAACTTAACATTTTATTTATATTTTTTTCTTATGTACTCGGCCCAAACTGATCTTTTTTTTCTTTTAATAAAAATCCAACCCCAATTAATTTCAAACCACATTTTTAATTGTCTAAAAATAGATATTAAGATATATGAAAATCCAACAACAATCATTAATATAAATGGTAGTAGTGGTATCCACCCAATTGCGTTTTCAATATTATTTAAGTTTTTCTTATATAAACCTAAAGACATTAAAGAATATTGTAGGATGATTAATCCAGCTAAAATTGCGAATACTGTGATATAACCAATAACTTCAAACATAATTAATCCTCCTCAATAGTAAAATCGTACATTTCTTCGTTTTTAATTTTATCCCATTCTAAGTCTTGGTTTTCCATATAATCAACTTCATCGTAAAATCTATCTTGATCTTCTTCAAATAGTTTAGCTTGTTCATCCGTTAATTCTGCTGAGTACTTATTGATTACAGTGTAAGACTCAAACCATATTAGTTTTTTTCCCATTTTTTTAATTTTTAATTTGTTTATTAAAAAGGATAACAATCTGTTACCATTTCATATTTCATATTTGCGATTTTTTTAACTTTTGATATTGGGAACTCGAAATCTTCAGTTTCAATTGCTTCTTCACAAGAATAATACATAGATTGTTGACGATCAGTAATGTGGTCCCATTTACCCTGATTTTTCCAATCTTCAAATAGATAACGAAGTTCCTCTTCATTCATAGACTCAACTTCTTCTGGTTTAGTATATGAGTTATCATTAATTTGACTTAAAACCCATTCTTTAATCTCGTCAATATCTTCTTCACCTATAACCTCATAAATAGGATCAGAAATATTCTCACCTTCTAAAGTTTCCTCGTCTTCAGTGTAAATACCATTCCAAACTAAAGCGGTACCACATTGAGTTTCTGTTTCATCGTACCATTTACAGGTCACACTAACATTTTCAAACTCATTTATACATAGACTATATAATTTAATAAGAAATCCATCAGGTATGTAACTTGGTGACTCAATTCTAATATCATCGTCAACACCAACACTAATCCATTTAGTACCAACGTTATCATATAACCATCCGTGATTTACCCCAGTATCTGTTATTGGATATTCTGCCTCACCATTATTATATGGTTTTTTTAATTCTTCTTCGGTATAAAATGTTTTAACAACTGTTGTTGTTTCTTTTCCATACTCGGATTTTGGCATATTTTCAATCATACCACAAATTTTGTCCATCGCTTCTGAAGGTTCAATAGTCACCCTAGAATAAATAAAATTTCCCATTTTTTAATTTTTAATTTGTTTATTATTATCTGTACTTATTGGAAAATTCATCGTCCTCTAAGTGTGGTGGACAAACATCAACTATATGTCTTTTCCACCATTTTTTTATATAATTTAATATTTTTTTCATATTAGTTCCCTATTATAGAGGTTTACTAAAACTAGTCTTGCAAATCTAAAATCTTTAACTCTATTTAACCTTAAACCATATGCATTAGCAATTGGTTGTAAATGTTTATAGGCTTCACTTATTGTCATTTTTCCAACTTCCATTTTTAATCAATAAAAAGTTCAAAATCTTTATTTACGTGTCCACACTCATTGCACATATAAGTTGGGAATGGTACTAGTGTATCTTCTTGGGATCCTGTTAATAATTTTGGTACCTTTTTAAGCATTGTGACTTCTTTAAAGAATTTTGACTCACACTTTTCACATTTTATAGTTTCTTGTTGTTTTAAATCAATTCTTGGTTTAATAATGTCTTCCATAACTTAATCTTTTTTTTCTTCTTTTTCTTTATTTGTTTCTTCTTTTACTAATTTTAAATGTGATCCATCACAATAACCTTCTGGGTTTTGTGTGTTTCCACATCCGCATTTTGGTCTATCACTCATTTTATTATTATTTATTTTTTATTTTTTTCAACATTGGTTTAATATCCATATTAAGTATAGTATTTATTGTGGATTTATCAACTCTATATTCGACATATTCTCTATCTTCTGTTAACCTAACAATGATACAACCTAGTAATGGTATATTTTCATATTTTGTACCTTCTAACATTTTGAGTAATAACTTACCATATAATGGAAGTTGTGTTTTATAGTGACCTAGGGCATTGTTTGGTAGGTTCTCAAATGGTGGTCTCATTGGTTTTATATATCTTTGTACTATAAAGTTTTTTTCCTTATTTGTTTTCCAGTCTGTGATTAGTAGACCTGGTTCACCATTAACACTTTCAACAACCCAAACTTTATCAGGTTGTCCGGTATATCCTAATTCTGGATGACCTAAAACAATTTCAGTATCTAGTAAAACACAACCCCTTTCCTTAAGTAAATCAATATATCTTTTACCAGCGGTTATCATTGTGTCACTAATAACAACTTGTTCTGCATCACAATCAAAAATTGGTTGTCTAACTTCTTTATCAATATCAAATTCTTGTAAGGTATGTTCTTCCAAAAAATAATGAACTCTAGATCCTGTGCTTGTAGATATCCTTCCTTTTTCGGCCCATTCTGCTAAAATTCTTTCAGTTTCATCTGGGTCTCCTCCCGCCATTTCAAAAGCTTTTTTATCTGCGGGAAATTCATCATAAAATAATTTCATTACTTTAGATACTGATGGGAAGTCCGATTTTAACTCCCCATCAACGTCTAACATTGTGTATTTGTGTGTATCCTCCTCAAAGGATAATCGGAAATTTTCCCGTTTTCTATCTAAAATTTGACGCAATTCATTTGCTACTTTTTTTAAATCCATAATTTTCTGTAAGTTTTTTATAAACCAACCAACCTTCAATATCTCTTAATACTTGGTTGATTATTGGGTACTTTTTATTGTTTAATTTTGAGTCAAGATATAATAACCCATTCTCAAGTTTTTTTATATGAACTATGATATTGTTTGAAAAGTATATTCTTTTTTTGGTTCTTTTTATTACTACAATGTCATTATACCCTTCCCCCACTTTGAGTTCAAATAAAAATTTGTTTGCTTCTAAATTTATATCCATTAGTCCTTTATTTCAAAATAATAATCATCTATTTGTCCTTTAAGGTCACAAACATCCTGATCTTTTGGTAATTTTACGATTTTAACTCTACCCCATAATTCGCCCCCATTAAGTTCATGATATAATTTAACAGCGTTACTCCAGGCATCACCATCTAAACAAATTATAACATTTCCTTTTGCATTATTATATATTGTTTCAAAAAGAAGTTCTGACATATGTTTTCCAAGCATCACAACTGGGTTATCTAAAAACATCCCATCAAAAGCCCCTTCAACAAGGTATATATCTTTGTTCCAATCAATTAGGTTTTCCCAAAAAATTATTTGATCTTTTTCTGCTTCAGGATTTCTATATTTGGCCTTACTTTTTATGTCCCAACTTCTACCAACATAATAATTTAACTCACCCTTTTTATTGTAAGAAGGGACTATAATTCTTCCAATATGACTTCCTTTGTCACAAAAACCAATGTCAAATTTTTCAATTATTTCATCAGTTATTCCACGACTTTTAAGGTAGTTATACGCCTGTCTTCTAACTGGGTATATAGGGCTAGAGTCTTTAAATTTGGTATAGCTTTCCGGAATAACTAACTTTGGTTTCTTTTTTTGTTTTTTTGTTTCTACTTGATCTGGTTTTAGAATATTAAATAACTTTTTTTGTTTTTTAGTTCCAAACTTATCAAATAGTTTACCTAAACTACCATGTGTTCCTTCTATTTCACCACAACTCCAGCATTTATATACGTTTGAAATATAGTTGATTTCTAAATTATGTTTTCCTCTACCTTCATCACAAACTGGACAATTAAAGGATATCTGTCCTTTATTTGAGTAATGTAGTCCATAATCTCCTAGTATTTCTTCTAATAGTTCAACTATTGCCTCTTCTTCTTCCATTAAGACATATTATATGAAATATTTTAATTAATCAAATATTAATTTTTTACCATTTAATTTTGATTCGTAAAAATCGGAAACATTTAAATAGTGTCTTAAGAATCTTTTATCTTCGATAGTATCTGCGTTAATTCTAATGTTTTCGTTTTTATGTTCATTTTTAGATACAAAAATTGTAGCCCAAATCCAAAGATTATCATATAACCATGTGTCGACCATATAATCATAATCCCAATTATATTTTTCACACTCGCTATGTATAAACGTACCAATTTGGACTGTACCAATTACATGATCAGCCAATTTTTTCTTAGTTTTTATCACATCTTCCGTTTTTATTCCAAGACTTAATCCACTTTGTGTTCCAATTCCCATATAACCTAGGGATCTATAAGTGTCTAACTTTAAATCAGATTCTAATGTTTTTAAATCAATTGCAATTTTTAATTCCATTAATTTTCTCCTAAAGAATCTTTTATATTTTTCTTTATTTGGTTTCCAATAGTGATCTCTTCTATTTTTATTAAAATAATCCTTTACATCAAACATATATTATCAGTTATTTATTCAATTTTAAAATTATAGGACAAATATATGTATTTTTTTTTAAAAAACCAAAGATTAATAATAATATTTTATATTATCAACTATACAAGTTTTTTTAGTTTTCTATATTTATCATAAAAAGATAGATAATGCCAACAGATGTTATTATTAACGATATTTCAGGCCAAACACCATTTAATGTTTATGTTTGTGATACTGGATATACAACTTGTATTTATGTAAATACAATAACACCTGGTGACTTTCCCTACACTTTTGAAGTTCCTACATTACTGACTAACTCTGGAAATTTTACACTAAGAGTTATTGATGATAATAGTTGTGAAATAAATGAAATAATTAATGTTTGATGTCTTTTACTTGTACTGGAAGTACTGTTTGTATATTTAATACTGGATACGTATATGATGATGTATTCCTTTCTGGTGGTACATACAATGGATACAATTACTATACTGGTATAACATCATCTTATTTTATTTATTTTAGCACTGGGGTAACTGAAAATCTATGGTGTTTATCAAGTTCATTGGGCGGGACTTGTGATCAATTTGGTCCTTTAAATAGTTTCTCGGTATGTCCTGACTTTTGGGACGGTATATCCCTTGTTGCTAGCTCCTCTGGTGCTTGTCCTACAACTACAACTACAACAACTTCACCTTGTGATGTCTTTGATTTTGACGCAATCTTTGATTGTATTGTTCCAACAACTACCACGACAACATCTGCAACAACTACAACAACTACAACAACTACAATACCTCCAGATTTATGTAGCGGTGTTTCTATTAGTTATTCTGCTATAACATATACAACAACTACTACAACATTTGTTCCAACAACAACTACAACAACAACAATTAATCGTAAATGTATTTTCGATGGTATTGTCACATTTAACATATTTGATGAGTATATGAGATGTGGTAATACAAAAGTGTTTAAGGATTGTTTTAATGGTTTTGAGTATTATACATCAGAGGTCTTAAATTTAATTGCTGAAAATACCATAATTAATCAGGGGGTCGTTTACAAGATTCAGATTAATACGTTAACTAATTCATATACGACATGTGCTACATTCCTTGGTTTAGCCGATAATATAAGTGGTATAGACAATATTAAGGTTTTGTATGAGATTGGTTTAGAGAAAGATGGTGCTTGTTTAGAGTGTCCACCTCCTCAAACAACAACAACTTCGACTTCAACTTCGACAACAACAACTACCACAACTGAAGCTCCTTGTATTTTAAATGAGTATCATATATACAATGGTAACCAAATTGGAATTAGTTTTGAATTCTCTGATTGTACTGGTAATATATCTGGGGTTATTAATAAAGGAGACACAATAATTCTTTGTTCAGCGACTACACCAGTGCAAACTAGTTTCCCAGGTGGGCCATTACTGGAAATTGATGTTACTGGTAATTTATGTAATTAATTATTTCCAAATTTCATTTGATTTCATATAGCCTAAGACGCAAGTATACGCGTCTGTTTGATCAAAATTTTCTTTTCTAAGTGTATTATTTTTTGTGTATGACCATATAATTTGTGGTTCTTTTTTTGCTACTTTTTCCCATACTAACATTTTTTTATCAATATCCTTTGGTAGGCCGCCAAATAATACGTGTTTACCCTTTTCGTTTTCTTTTACTAGTTCTGGCCAGGCAAATTTTCTTGCGTTATATGTTGATATAAATTGTGGTACAATTCCTAAAATATTATAAATTTCTTTAAAAATAAAGCTATTAAATCTTAATAGTGTTTGTATTGTGTATATGTTGTTTGAGTTTAATAATGGTTCTTCAATTATCACTTTTAATATACCTAAATTTTTATATTCCATTAGTTTTTGTGCAAAAATTTCAGACTTAAGTAATAACTCTTTTAATTTATCATCATTATTTTTATCCATTTTTGGCCTAGGTGAGATGTGTGTTAATTCTAGTAACTCTTGACTTTTTACGTCAAATAATGCCCACCCTATTGTTTTTGTTGATATGTCTAATCCTAAAACCTTTGGTGTGTTTTTAATATCTTTTGCCATATACTATGTTTTATTAGAAAGTAATTGATTTTATTTAAAACTAAATGTTTTTTAGAAATCTATCTTAACCACATACTGCTGTATACCTTGTCTTAATGTAGGTGATTGTAATTTAGACATAACCAAAATATCTTTATTATCATCAAGTAGAGCAATTTCTGTTATATATGATGGAGTCCCCAATGTCCAAGATGGGTTTGTTGATACTTGAAACTCGTTTGAACTTAGGTTTATTTTGTATTTCATTTCATATATTGTTGCTTGTATGTCTGTTTCTATTGCACCATAAAAATAAAACTCATCGCCAAAATTTAATTTTTTAGTTGTTGTATTTAATGGTGTTAATGGTATATAATCATTTAAATTATAATAAGGTGCTGCTTGATAATTCTCATTTGTTATAACAAAGGTACTATTAACAATTGATTCTTGTGTTATGTACCCATTTATAAAATTGTTACTAATTTGACTTGTAAAATCAATTATTTTCCACTTTGTCGGGTCCGGTCTTTCTCCTGTTGCAACAATTTGTGCTAGGACTTGGAATTCGTCACCAAAATACCCATCTGGTAGTTCACATCCATAACATGGGTATGTAGTACTTGTTGTTGTAACTGGATAATATGTTGTAGTAGTTGTAACTGGTGAATATCCTGGTTGTATTAAACATCCAAACTCTTCGCCAAATCTAATAGCAACATTTTTAGTTGTATCTGGATTACATTCATTATTGTTACCTTGTATTTTAACATAATAATTACAATGTAACGAATTTGTAAATCCAAATTTATTTGTTAATCTATATGTTACATACATAGTTTGATTACTACCTGTTAAAATACCAAATTGTGATGTTGTTGTGTCACATGTATTTGGTGTTAATAGTGATAATTGTGGTGCTGGTAATGTCCAGTTTCTATTTGCTTTATATGACATTGCAGCAATAATCTCATCATCATCAATAATAACTAATTTACTATCTGGAAATACTTTACCAATTCTATTTGGTAGCCCATCGTTATTTTTGTTTGTGTCCCACAAATGATAATACCTAATACCTGGTTGGTTCATAGTTTCATTCCTTGTGGATTTAATATAATATGGTTTAAATAAGTCTTTGTCATCAAATCCTGGTGGGTCAACCCAAAACGTTTGACCATTACAACAATTAGGGTTTTTATGCCACATTAACCAAGGAATATGTAGTTTAAAGTTTCTTGCTTGTCCTGTTGTATCACTAGGATTCGATGGGTTATATGGTTCTAATGCAAATTTTTCACCATAAAAGAAATCTATTGTTTGATTTGTATAATGTATAATCGCAATTGCTTTTTGGTCTTCTGGTTTTGTTGTTACAATATCACCTAATGAATTATAATAAAAAGTTGCACTAGTATCTGTTTGTCCCTCACTTGAGTTATATCCAAAATATTCTTTAGACCCAATATAGTCAATAGATAATGAATTTTGGTATCCTTCATATTGTGTTTCAATTATCCCTGCTGGATTTTCAGTCCAAGGTATATTCATATTCCATATTTTAACATCAAATTGGTCAGTATCACAAATTGATTCAAAATCAATTACCTGATCGTTCCAATGTGGCTCTGGGGTTATGCTATCGTATATTTGTGTCATATTCGATGGGTAAATAATTACTCTAGAATAACAATCACTTGGGAAAAATCTATAATCTGGTGTTGGTCTATCTAATGTTAACGTATTTTTACAAACATCAATAATTCTATATGTTAACATTATAGTACAACTATTCATACCCATAAAACAATCTGGGTATGGTGGTAATGGACATTGTGGACTTGGTGTTGGTGTTAAACAAGGTGTCTTACTTGGTGTAGGTGTAGGTGTTGGTGAAGCACAATCAACTATTGTTGTTGTAGTTGTTGTAGTTGCGGTTGTTGGTGATGAACTAATACTTGGTGTTGGTGTTGGTGTTGGCAAATTAAAACACTCAACGTTATTTTTGGCTTTACCATCATAGTATATTGTAATTATATCACCAATTTGTGGTGTTTGTAAATTACTAGTATTAGTTCCTGAATATATAATTTCAATTTGATTAGACCCATTTAGGGTTGCAGTATTTACAATATAATTTGCACTAACAACATATTTGTCATTAGTCAATAAGTCCCAATTTATTATACCTTGTGTTGTGTCCCCAGTAAAAAATCCTCTAAGTGGTGCTCTATTAAATACAGATTCAATTAGTGAATCCATATATGGAATTCCATATATATTGGTTTGTGCTTCATCAACTAAATATGGATATTTTACATATTGTCTATTTGATTGTGGAACACCTGCGGCATTTTGTGAATTAAATTGCGGCTCTAATACAAAGCTATTTGATTGGTTATAATTTTGTGGAATTTTATCATATGAAATTTCACTATCTCCAATCTGAAAATATGAAATTTTAAAGTTACCTTGTGATAATTTTTGGCGTCCAATGTCTGTAACTCTAGTGTTTACTAATCCCGATGTATTTTTTATTATATATGCCATTTCTAATAAATACTAAGTAATGATATTTTATGGTAATTTTGGTGGTAACACAAAATTACCTCCTCCAAGATTTTGTGTTAATGGTGGATTTATAATTTTTACAATACAACAGTCGCCACAATTAGCACTTTCAATGAATAATGTGTACTGACCATCTATATATCTACATTCGGTTGGTGTCCAAATCCCATAGTTTAGTAAATCAGTAAATGATCCAGTTATTGTCTCACCACCATTTATTGTTAGTGCTTTTGTATATGTTGTTTGTTGTATTTGTCTAGGAGTAACATATCCACCACAAATTATAGTATCTGTTGAATTATTTTGTCCAACATATGTCATAGTTCCTAAAGCACCAAAACTTACTATATTGTCATATGATTGCCCTGGATTTATTGTTGATACTCCAATGAAGGTACTAATATGTCCAAAATTAAATGATATAGTTTGATATGGTGGTAAACTACTATCTGGTGTTATTGTAAATGTATTTGTGTTTTGATCAACATTTAATGATAATGTATATTGTTGTGTTGGTATATTTTCAACTAATACCTCTGTTATTTGTGATTCATTATCTAAAGAATCTTTAGTTTTAATGAAATATGTGCCTGGTTGTAAATTATTAAATATTGGTGTGTTATAGTAGTTTATTCCTCCATTAATTGAGTATAAATATGGTTGTGTACCTCCATTTGGTGTTATTGCAATTGATCCTAAATTATTACAGTCAACATTTGTATTTGCAATTTGATTTAAAATTATTGCTTCACCACTAGTGCATAAACCTGAATATAATAATAATGTATCCGCAACATAATATGGATTACCTAGGAATTGCCAACCAACTAATGGTGGTGTTATTGGATTATTATTTACTAAATCCCCATTAATTGTACTTCCAGTTATAATCCATTGATTTTCGTTCCAATATAGTAAATAGTCTGTTGTACCAGTCCAACTTGGTTGATTGTTAATGTTGATAGATGGTTCAAATTGGACTTGTGTTGTTGTGGTATTATAATGTACACTTTCATTATATGATAGACATAATGGTCCATAAATTACTGGTATTGTTGTTGTTGTGGTTGTTGTGCTAGTAGTTGTTGTAGCTGTTAATACGCAAGTTGTGTTAATTATAAAATCACCATAAAAATCTGTAACTGTCGCACTATATTCACCTATGTTTAAATCACTTAAAGATTGTCCATAACTTCCATTCTCCCACATTACTGTATATGGTGGTGTTCCTCCTGTTATTTGTAAGTATGTATAACCATCAAATGAATTTACTGATGATGGGTTTGTTACTAAGCAACTAACTCCCATAGGGAAAATAGTTATAACATCACACTCATTTCTTGGTTTTATTGTTATTGGTTGTTTTTGACATTCTCCATTAATACATGGACCATTATTTTTAATTGGGATTATAATTCGATTTACTTCATTATAAAATAAAGGAGTTATCTTTGAACAAATACTTGTTGTGGCGCCTGTATTAACATAATTAGATATTTCGTTATCATTGCAATCAATATAAGTTATTATTATTGGTTTAGAATTCTCAGGTATTGTATAAGTGTAGCAACTACATGTGCACTCACACATTATATCATAATTTATTGTAACATCTTCATAATTGTCGCAACTTTCAACTCCTGTAACATAAAAACATCCATTAGTTATACCACTAGTTGTTAAAGAAACATAATTATTCACAAAACCAGATAGTCCTTCGTTTTTACTATAAAATGGATCATATAGATTGTCACAAGAATATAATTTATAACATATTGTAGGACATGGATTTACTTCAAGACAACTTACGCAGCCTAGTTTATAGATAATAATGCCTTCAATAGGACTTCCTTGTGGTTCAAAATATATTAATCTATCTAAAATAGGTTCGTTAGAACCAATTTTATCAGTATTTGTACAGGTATAACATCCGGTATATACATTTCCATTATATGATTTAGAATCAATTATATTTATTGTCTCTCCTGTTTGGATTAGTTTTGAACTTGAGTAGACGATAAACTCTTCGTTATTACAACAAGAACTAAAGGAGTACCAATGTGTTAGTGGATAATCATTATCGATATATAGTGTATCACCGCTAATTGTGGTTCCACTACAAAAATCGGTAATATATGGTTCGTATGTTGTGAATCCAGATGTTGGTGCTAAACTAAAAGATGTTGTATTACCACTACAATCAATTAATGTTGCAACACTAACCGTTACACCTGTATTTACTAAAATAGTTTGCCTACATTGATCGCACCCTGCCATATTGTTTTATATATAAATAATCATTTATTTATTTTTTATAAAAGATTTCATTAATTCGATATATTTTATTGTAGAACTATTTTTATCAATATAATCAAAATGGTTTGGGTTATTTATTAATGATTTGATTGGGTCTTTATTAATATAATCCCCCTTATAAAATTTAACATCTTTTAAATTATCTGTTACACCTGCCATATGAAGTATTGGCATTTCTTCATACCTTTTTATATCGTCTGTTGCCCAAGAAAAATCTAACTCTTTTGTTATTTTGGTTTCATTACCAACTAACCATAAATTCCAAAGTACTGACCACATTTCTGCCGTCCAAAATTGTATTTGACCAGGATTTATTGGGAATCTTCTTTGGTAATCTAACATTTGATTATATAATGGTGTACAATCTTTGTATATCTTATCCCAAAGTTTATAATCTGTATTTTTTATAATATACTGGCCTCCACCAGAATTTTCTTGATTATTTTTAATTGTCTCAACATCTAGTCCGACAACATTGGCCATTTCTTGTATTAATTGTCCTTTTTCTGATTCTGGGTGTTGTTTTTCATATCGATCACAACAATCCATAATATAATTATATCCAATATAACCAATTGTATCTGATAAATAACTTATATCATCACTTAATAATTTATCAAAATCTGGTAATTTGTTAAATATAATGTCCGCATCATGTAAAAAGAATACTTTACCAAATTCTGGATATTCTTCTAACCATTTTGAAACTAGGTATGGTTTTATACTTGGGATATATGACTTTTTATCTCTATCGTCTTTATAAAAATGAACGTTATATCCTTGGTTTAATAATTCTTTAGCACCTTCTGATTGTGTTGTAGCGCCATGGACCATGGCTAAAATGACGTGTATATTTTTTGGGTCAATTCCTTTTTCAATAAAATTATGTGTATATAATTTTATTTGCCAATGAAAATAAGGTACGTCTGGTTGTGCTGTAACAAAAACTAAATTATTCATTCTTTAATATTATATTTTTAAATATAATTTAAATGTTAAAATAATGAATACATTTTTTTTGTTAAAAATACCAAATAAATATAGATAGTTTGATTTTAGAAAAAGTGTAAATCTTTATTTTGTGATTAGTTAAATTTTTAATATATTATTAAAATGTTGACCCAGAAACTCTAAGCCATTGCCCATTTGCCTTCCAATAAAAATAAGTATTATCCCAAGTAATGGAACCATTTTCACCAACAGCATCAGCAGAGCTAGTTGGTACAGATGCGGTTTTTTTAATTACAAAATCTGGAACATAAACAGTATCACTTGTTGTACCAGTTATACCCTGACCACCCAAAACAACACTTCTATCACCAGTTACTATTGAATTATTTGAATGTATAAAGGAATAGTCCCCCAATGCGCTAGTATTAAACCCACCAGAATGTGTTGCCGCACCATTAGCAGTGGTACCAGAACCCTCAGCATGTGATGTCATACCATTAGCATATGTATATCTACCTTCAGCGTGAGAATAATCACCAGAAGCACTAGTATTATCACCCTCAGTATGTGAAGAATAACCAGAAGCTTTTGTTTCATGACCCTCAGCATGCGAAAAGTCACCAGAAGCTAGATTATAACCACCCTCAGAGTGGGCTGCTACACCACCAGCAATTGTATTATAACCCTCAGAGTGGGCTGTTTGACCACTGGCAATCGTTAACACACCCTCAGCATGAGACGCTGTGCCACTAGCTATTGTTTGATATCCCTCGGCATGCGAAATTGGTGCTGACGCTATTGTTTCGACTCCTTCCGCATAAGAATAATCACCACTTGCCGTTGTTAAATAACCACTTGCTACTGAATATTCACCTATAGCATCTAATCCACTGTCATTAATTGTTTTAACTGAATAATTCCCAGTTGACCCTGAAGTCCAATAACTACTTCCACTTAATGCGTCCCCAATTTGTTGTATTGTTGCTTTATATGATGATCCAGCTGGATTTTGTGAAATATCTGTTGGAATTACAATGTGTATTAAATCTTGTAATGTTACGCCTGTTGCTAAAGTTCTATCTGTTAATAACGCCATCTTTTTTAATTATAAATACAATAATCTAAGTTATTGGAATTGATATATTTCATAATCCATAAAATAAAATGTGTCTCCATTTTGGAATTCTTTTTCGTCTAGTGATAAATCAAGACATTCAACTAGTTTAAATCTCTCGCAACCAGTACTATCAATTATTTTAATCCCCACAATTGGTGCTGAATCAAAAGCTGGTGGTAATACTATTGTTGTTGGTGTTGTTGTTGTAACTCCTATAAATTCACAATAAACGCCATAAACATTACACACATAAACACTATATGGTGGTGTTAGTCCTGAAATGGTATTTATTGTTATTTCACTCATAAAAATATATTAAGCACATTCTACACAAGCAATGTCATAATCAATAATTAAATTTATTATGATTTTCTCATCGTTTAATAGATTATATGTCTCCCTTTTACAATCTTTTTTAATTTCATCACAATCATTTGTTATTTTAATACTATTTGTATTAAAATCTATAATAACTTCTCCAATACCAACAAATTCATTTAAAGTTTCTTTAATTGCTTCACTCCACAAATAATCAGATGGATAGTCTGTTAAACCTGTCGATGTATAAAATAAGTTTTGTTTCGACTCAGACCCAACTATAACATCTAATGTAAATGTTGCACCAGTTACAATACAATTTGTATCACCACTAGTTAAATCAGAAAATCCTTCGTTATACATTTGTAGTATACCTCGTTTACTAACTGAATCTGTGTCTGAAAAAGTTTCTGTTGATACAACGTATGATTCATATCCACCAACTAATATAGTACCATTTAATGTTATTGATCTAGTTCTATAACATCCTTCACTATCTATAACTGTTAGTTCGTATGTTCCTGATGTTAAACCAGTTATTGTTGTGCCTGTTTGCCCCATAACATCTCCAGACCAAACTAATGTAAATGGTGGGACCCCATTTGTAATTAAAGTCGTAATTTCACCATCATAACCAGTAAATGGGTTTGTACCAACTAAAATAAAATCAACAGCGCTAGATGGGTCAATAAAAACTGTTTCAATTTGTGAACAACCACTATAGTCTGTCACTGTTAATTGGTATGTCCCTTCTTGTAAATTTGGGAAATACCCAATAGGTTGTGTTGTATTTGATAGTGAAGGTAATGGTCCTTGTAAGTTATATAACACTGGTGTTGTTGCGATACTACCTGTTGTACCAGAAGATAAGCTAACTAATAATTCTCCATTATTGCTACCACAAGTAGTTCCACTAATTGTAGTCCCTATTGTAAATTTATCTAAATTACTAATGGTTGTTGTTCCGGTAAAAATACATCCACTACCATTGTCAATTGTTATTATATAATCATCTGATGTTAGGTTTGGGAATGTCGTTTGTGTCCCCACCCCATTTTCTTGAAAAAATAGTGATCCGCTAATACCAGATATACTATAATTATAAGACCCTGGTGCTGCAAATCCTAAACTAATCGAGACTTGACCATTATTGTTACTACAAGTTGAGTTTGTTGTTTGTATTGTAATTCCACCAAAACTATTTGGTGTATTTAATAGTACCGATTGTGAAGCACTACAAAGTCCAGCGTCTGTGACTGTCACAGTAAATAAACCTCCTGGTAAATTCGTAAATGTTTGTGATGTGCTAAAATTAACAAATGTATCCCCATTTGACCCAACATAAAAATATGGAGCCGTACCACCAGTAACAACAACAGTTACTTCACCATCACTTGTAAAACAGCTTGGGGGTTGGGTTACAATTAAAGAGCCAATTCCAACTAATGGTACTAAGTCAACAAAAAATGCTTGTTGATTGGTACAACCAATAGGATTTGTTATTTCTACAGTATATAGTCCTTGTGTTAATCCTGTTACTGTTGTTCCTGTTTGACCATTAACATCACTAATCCAATTTATTGTATACGCACTTGTTGGTGTTGTAAGACCTGTTATTATTATCTTTCCTTGTCCTTCAGTTGATACACAACTTGAGTCATTTACAATATAAGCACCATAATTAAAGCTTGTTGATGGTAATATTACAACTGAAGCACTTTGTCCTGTGCAGCCACCACCATCATCACCAATAACATAATATGTATCAGCAGATAAATTTGTAAAATATGCTGTTGAAGTTGGGTATGGTGCTATTTGTGTTTCAACTAAATTGTCTAATGAATTATATAAACTAAGTGTTACTTGTCCAAAATTACTGCTAGTTGATGCGGTTATTGATCCATTATTAAAACCACAAGTTGTATTTTCAGCATCTATTAGTACTGTACTTCCAGATGAAATATTGAATGGTATAACAATATCGGGGATTGAGGCTGAAGAATCTGCTATAGTTAAAAAATATTCACCGGGTGGTAATCCACTAGCTTGATAAAGGGTGTAATCAAATGATGTATAACCTGAAGTGGGTAATAATCCAGTTGTTATTGGTGCTTCATAAACCGCCAATGGTGCTGTCCCACCAGTAAATAAAAGGTTAATTGACCCGCCACTAACTAATGAACAATCACCAGTTATTGATAAATTTAATATTTCTAAAGGAAATGACATTATTGATTACATAATATATTAAAGTTTATCCCAACGTTGATTTCAAATTCATCGTCATATTGGTATGGTACACAGTTATTATTATATATAATAATTGTTTCGTTATCTAAGTCAATTGCATAATAAATACCACTAGTTTCTAATGTTTGTAGGGCGTTAGCTACACCATCAACCCACTCTTGATTTGTTGGTGTCTGTACATATCCATTTGTTTCCGCAAATTGTTCAAGAGCTATAATATTTCCATTTAATTTAATTTCAACATACCATTGTGAGTTTAGGGTATTTAAAATACATTGATTTAATGTAATTCCAAGATTACTTAAATACGTGTTTAATGTTTCAGTTAATATAGTACCAAATGATACGATATTTGGATTATAATTCCATGGGTATAACCAATGTGTAATTTCTTGTAATGTACAATCGTAAGCAAATAATTGTGTTGTTAATTCACAAGGTTTGCAAGGTATTGGTATAATCTTACAACCAAATTGTCTTCTCCATACAAATTTTTGTCTATGAAATATTGAGTTTTCTAACCTAACACCAGTGTTCCATATCGTTGTTGCTGGAACCATTTGTTCAATTAATCTAACCCAATAGTCGCCTAATTTATTTACATAATCAATCATAGTACGATATGTAAAATTATCATTTGGTATATTAATCGCTTGATCTGATTCTAAATATTTCCAATAAATTGATTGTAATGTTGGGTATCCTCCAGTTTTTCCGTCTGTGATAAATTGTCTATTTCTAACATTTATCATATTTCTCCAAAAAGTCTGTGCAAACTCAAAGAAGGTTTTTTCTTTTGGTTTTGGTATTATTTCAGTCCAATCAATACCACCCCTTCTTGGGTAATTATTAATAGGGTCTGGATTACAGTATGTTGGTTTGACGTATTGAAGCCCTTCATTTGGTATTGGGTAGTTGTACGTTCTTGACATTGTATAAACATCATATAATAGACCGAAACTTGGGTTTAGCATAATATCAACATTTTTAACGTTAATTGCTAAACACTCTTCTCCAATATTATAATACGCATTAAAGTTCCCATCTGATGAATTTCTTAAATTAATTTCTTTATCAGTCCAGCTTTTTTTGTTATCAATAACCCTTCTCAATCTAAAGCCCATATCCATAAATGGGAAATTTCTATATCTTTCTAGATATTCATCACCATAATTGAATGGTTTTAACGTTGTTTGATAATTTGGATTTGATCCAGTAAAAACACTTGTTGTTAAATCAACTTGTTCTGGCATTCTATGTTGTGGTGTTGATTCAAACCAACCCCCACCTATTTGGAAGAAATATGATTCACTCTCAACTGGCATACTAGGACATCCAAAGCTATCAATTGGGTAGTCTATGTTGGTCACACTAATATCTGTTGTTGTTGTTTGATACGTGGTTCCAGTATATTGCACTCCCATAATTGAGAAGGTATCTGTTGGGTCTAACACTGGTGTTTGACTAACGTAGGTTCCTCCCGATATTTGGGCGTATTTTGTGTTAAACTCTGATATATTAATTTTTTGGTCTGCTATGTAGATATATTCATTAAAATCAACTAAAAAATCTGGAGCGCCAATAAGTCTTAATAAAATTTCAATTGATTTTCTAGTACCTTTAGATTTAAATAGAAATGCTGAATTTAAAATTAGATTTCTATAGTACTGGTAATTTAATTCATCTGGTGTTTTACCTTGTGAGACGCCAGTAAATGTATTATCTTCTGATTTAAATAAAGAATTAAGTAATTCATCTTCTGTTATTGGCGATATATTTGTTTTCCAACCTAGTGTTTGTGCTAAATTGGTTAGTAACTGAGATGGTATATCGTTTTTAACATTATAATTTACAGAATTCATCATGCTAAGTGCATCAATAAAAGTTTTGGTGTTGTCAAAACTTCTACCATATATCTGTAACATCTTCTCAACTTTTTTATCCGCGGTATCGAATTCTTTTAATGATGCGGTTGTTAAAAATCTAGATATTAAGTTTGTTTTATATTCATCAAAATTAATTGCAAAATTATTTAATTTATCTAGGTATTGATTAAAAGCATTTGTTCTAATATCTAAATTCCAATTACCATCTAATGGAAATGCCGCAGAGTCGTAAGTAAAAATATAATTACCATCTTCTTGTAATTTAGGGACATTAAAATATGCCATGTATTTTGGTGTAATATTTCTATTTAATAAGAAATTTTCAACACCATCAAAATTATCATTAAAGACTTTGTTGACATACATATCATTTGGTCTTATTAGGAAATTCTTTTCTGATGTTGTTTGGTTTGGGAATGGATTACCATTGATGTATAATCTTAAATGAGTACTATCTAATGTTGTTGGTACAATGTCATTTATTGAAAATGGTTCTTCGTCAATATATACCGCATACTTTTGGAAATTATTTTTAAAATTCCTTAGATTTGATACTGTGATTTCTAAGGCATTTACATTATTTTCCGCGTTTGCTGAATAATCAATCCCTAATGGGTTTTTTATAGATAATAATGGTATATCAATTTTTGTCTCATTATCTATTGGGTCATAGGTTATATTTTCGGCTGTATTACCAACACTAAAATTAGATCTAATTTTTTGTACGTCTAATGCCGCAGGAAAATAATTTATAATTCTAGTTATTGAGTTTGAAAACCTAAGTGATAATGACCCATATTGTGTAAAGTTTGTAACATTTGTTAAATCATAATTTGGGTATATTTGGAAATTTTTTGCAACTAGAAATCTAGACTCCTCAATGTTGGTAACATTCATACTATCCAATGATATTGGGTCTGAAAATGTTCCAATAATAAAATTTCTATCCTGCTTTTCGCTAATAGCTGTTGTAAATTCAAAATTACCTTGTGTAAAACCCCCTCCATCAACTAGTTGGAATCCAACTAGATTGTCTGAAAACGACCCCTGACCTGAGGCTTGTGGTGGACAAGTAAATTTATTTGCCATTATCCGACTATGTTATTAAATGCTTTACTAAAATCAATATTTGTTCCTCGATCTTGTCTAACTTCGTATAATAGATTGTTAAATTGATCTCGAATTTCAAATAGATTGTATTGTTTATATATATTATTTTGGTTATCGTAAATTGTGTAAATCCCATCATCCATTGATTTGGTTTGATTACCATATAGAGCAATTGCTAATGTTGATACGTCATGTTCAACAATCTCAACCTCTGTTGTTATTGGATTAAAGAATGTATTTGTTATTATTATATTTTGGTTTGGTTGTCCAATGAATGGTATCGCACTTGGTTTGTTGGTTGGCGATGTTGATGGTGATAGTGTACAAAATATTAGATTTGTTGCATTTTCAACATACCGGTATCTAATAACTTTTTGTGACGTATTTGTTAGGTTTTGATATACTGGTTCACAATAAAAAGAAGATGTTATTAACCTAAAGAAATTAGGTATTTTAGTTCCATTATCATTTAAGTACTCAACTCTAAAACCAATTAGTCCTTGATTTACAAATTTATTTCTAAATTGTGGTGGTACTCCATTTATATCAATCACAATCCCATTTACATTTGGGAGTGCTGATAAAACGCCACAATCAGTTATTTTAGTTCTAATTTCAGCTGGTCTAATGTATAGGGTGTATATTCCCAATCTATTAAAAACATCAGCTGGTAGTTTTAAATTGTATAGACCACCTAAAATTTCAACATTAGCATTTCCACCAGTATTAGAATTATGAAAATATGGTTTCAAAACTTCTTTTGAGTTTAGTTTTGTTAATAAAAAATTTTGTGTGTCATCCCTAGATGGTGTGTAATTTAATATGATTTCAACATCATCTGGGCTAACATCTGCTGGTCTAATAGTTCCATAAGTTCCTGTTGCCACGTCTAGTTAATTATTTAAGTTTATCTATTTTTATAAATAGTATATTTAATATTTTTTGACATTAAAGTATCCATAACCATATTTAGTAATATCTCCTAAATTATCGACTTCTCCTAGTCTTTGTATTGCCTCTAAACCAGAAATCTTACCTCTCTCAACAAAAAGATTTGACTGTATTTGTGGTTCGTCAATAACGTTTAGTAATGCCTCATTTTTGGTTAATGCGGATAATGTGTAATTACTATCAACAATACCATCTGATGTTAAAAAATATATTGTAGTACCATCGTTTATATCCCAATACAAAATATCATTTATTGTATATGCGGTATATGTATTAGATGGATCTGGACCATATACAATTCCATAATCACCTGATGTTCCAGTCACTGGTACATTTAATTTGTATTTCCCGCCAAATAAATTATATTTTGGTCCATATTGTGCTAAATCACTTAATGAGCTTTTAGTATATCCAGTTATAAGGAATGGTGTTGTTGTATATCCGCTTGAATTATAATCTGAAATATTTGTATTTGAATCACCAGTAAATAAGTAGTCATAACTTATTGGCGTACCACTCCAATAACAACCCGCTGAAGTAAAATATGCAGTTCCATTTGGGTTTGGTATTGTTGTTCCAGTAAATGGTACAATCACTTCCTTTTTTACTGTTGACACACCCCATGGTGAATAACTTTTCATAGTTATTGTGTAATTTGTGTTTGCAATTGGATAGGTATGTGTTACTGGAGTATAACTTGTTATTGTCGTTTCTGGTGAATTGTCTCCCCAATCAACAACAAAGGTATTTATTGATAAAAATTTCTTAAAATTAGTTTGTGATGTGTTATAAAAAATAACCTCGTATGGTGATGAGGTTGTCGCTGATGTCACAAAGTTATTTACCAAATCTTTTTGATAAATTGCACCATCAAATGGCGTATAATACCCCAAATCATTTGTGTTTTCGGTAAATAATAATGGTAATGTAAGACAAGTTAATAATGATTCACCATGTGTCCCTCCACTTAATATTGATGGCATTGGTACATAAACACCAGTTGTACCTGTTAACGTATTTATAGTTGTTGCAGTTATTGGACAACATGGATCAATTAAAACCGAAATATCTGTTTCTCCAGTATATGGTACATTAATAATATCTCCTTTTATATTTTCTGGTGAAATCCTAAAATAATATCTTTGTTCTTGCATTATGGATTAACGTATTGATACCATTGTATTGGGTTTATGTCGTCACCAACTCTAGTCATATTTTGTGTATCACTAACAATATATGATATATCATTATAATCTATATTAACTTTATAATATAGATAATCCTCACCATTAAATGTATTATAATTACCTCCAAGTGTTGCTTGTGATTTATTCATCATTGTGATAAACTGTCCAGTTCTTGCATTAAAAAACTTAGCACTCATATAAAATTCACTAAGATCTATATAGTCTTTTTTTCTTAACCAATAAATAAAAAATCCTTCTTTATCACCAACATAATCTAAACCAAATTTAGGTTTTCGTATTTCTACGTTTGTTAAGTAATTACTAATATCCACAGTTTCAAAATATCCCTGTTGTACTGGTAGTATTATTGTAAAATAATTTTTTTGTGATAGTTCATTTTTAGTATCATAAAAATCTAACTTAAAGAAAGATTTGGTGAATGGTTTTATATATGAATAAATATCTTTATTTGAGAAGCCTAATACTGTATAAGTATTCACCCAGGATGCTTGATTGGATATTGTCTGCCCAGTATTAAAAAAGTAAAATTCGTAATTTATTTTGGTTATAAGTTGATTTAAAGAGTCTGAATAGTACTCTTTATGTGGGAATCTAGATAATTCAAAATCAATTGGTTTACCAATAACATCCTCAACTATAGTACCTTGGTATGAATCAATTGCTTGATCTCGTTCTGTAAAATCCCATTTAATCTCAATTGGGATGTCCAATTGTTTATTAATACTTGGTAATGTTATTTTATACTTATTCACACTCATCTATTGTTGGGTCTGCAATTTCGTTTATATTTGGTAGTCCAATTCCTTCTGGAAATACTCTAAAAATTGTATTAGTATATGGATAATGTTTACCATTTGTAAATGGATAATCAACACCTAATCCATCATTATCTATAAAACCAAAAGGGTATATATCTCTCCATCTAAAACTATTTGAGGCATTTGAGTAAAACGCATAGTCTGGCATACCCTCTAAATCAATACTAGAATCTGATTCTTCTATATAACTAGAATAAACTTGTATTGTTATTGGGTTGTGTGGATAATAATAATATCCAAATGTATTATCTGGTAGCGCTCCTAAATTTTGAACAAAATAGTTTTGATTAAATGTTATTTTATTAACATACCTTGATATTACTCTTTCACTTTGTTCAAAATCATTCCACTCACAATAATCACCATCAATAATATCACCTTCGTTTAAATTTGACATATATGTAAATGGTCCTTCTGCTGGTAACTGATTTGATGAGTATTGTTGTGTTAGTATATTTGTATTTGATTGTGGGTTATTCTGATCCCACCAAGTACTTGGTATTTGGAAGAATAGTGGTGTATTAAACTCATGGCCTTGTTTTAGTTTGTTTGTCCATCCCCAATACCCTTTCCATATTGTTGTAAAAAATAACTCTGTTACTGGTCTTTTTTGATTATCAATTAAAGTAGATAAGTCAATATCCTTATTAAAGGACAATGTATAGTTTTGACTACCTTCAAGAATTGATGTTCTAGGAAGTGTTGTTGGGGTAACTAGGGCTAGTGGGGTTCCACCATAAATTGGTTTTTCGTATTGTGTCTTTAAACTAAAAATATTATTATCAAAAGCAGTTCTTGTTAAAACACAATCCTCAACATTTGTTAATATTTTGTGTTGTCTAACATAGTATTTTGATGTTGTCTCGGTTAAATTATCAACATCTAAAACTCTTTTAAATGTACCAATAGTTCCAACATCAAATGTATTTCCTAAGTAACCAATATTATATATATTAAAATAATAATACTCACTACCATCACCACCATTTCCTAAAAATTCTATTGTAAAAATATTTTCACCATTATAATCTATTGATAACTCAACGTGTTCGCCTTCTTTTAATCCATGCTTCATTGGACATCTAAATTCAATATTGCTATCTGCGTTTGAGGTAATAATAAATGGGATACCATCGCCGGCGGTCCAGTTCCACGTTGTTAATGTTTGTGTGTCATTTGCGGTTAATTGTTTGTTTGGATTATTGCTATATGCGTAACTAGCATAGTGAGTCCAATTATACGTTGTAGCGCTTTTGTTTAAAAATTGTTGGTGTTCATTACCTAATCCACCTGTTGTGTATCCAATCTTATCATTATCATTTCTTATAAGGTCAAATTCAGTATATTGTGGATAACCATACCAAGTATTATTTGTATTTTGATTACATGCTGTTTGTATAGCAATAGAATCTAAATTTACGTAATATAAATAATCAATGTATGGTTGGTAATTAGTTGATCCAGAATATTGGTTTTTAAATATGAATGAGTATTTTGTTGTTGGCCTAAAAACTGTAGATTGTTGTCTTTCATCATCAAAAATCTGTGGTAAACTAACGTCAATAGCTCTATCGTACTCCACAAATTCTTTTGCAGTTTGTGAAAGTGTTACCTTTTCAGATTCAGTAACATTAAATGAGTTCTGAAATCTTTTTTTACCCAACACTATTTTACTATCCTCATTAACTACCATATTAGCTTGTTGTTTCTATATAAAATTTAATAAATTTATCTATTGCTGTATTTCCATTGTTTAATCCAAAATAAAAATAAAATGGTGCACCAACTAAAATACTTTCACCCGGTAATCCATGTGTTATTTGTGGTATGCTATTATTTTGTGGGACTGGGTCGCCATCTATGTCAAAGTTTGTTATAAATCCTGGATTTAAATCCGCACCTGTTGTAAAATACTCTTGTATATTGTCAAAATTTAAGTTTTGATACTCATTAGTATAAAACCCTCCACTACTATAGTTTGTATCCCAATTATTATTTTCAGTTCCAAAAATAAAGTTAGTTTGGTCGTTTTGAGGTGCTAATTTCCATTTGTAGTGTGGTACAACTTGATCTGTTGTGTATCCAAAATTAGTGTAAACGCCCCCACAATCTAAACTAAAATACTCAATACCTGGACTTAATTTTCTTCTATATATATAATCCTCGGTTTGAGATGAGAAGAATATTCCAAATAATGGTCTTGCTGGAGATGTACTTTCACCAATAAATAAATCAACATCTCTATAGTTTTCGCTTAAGTATGGTTTAACTCTCCATTCTGAATTTATCGATAGCGCTTGTGCAATATCACCATCTATTCTATCTCCCTTTCTATTACTATTAAAAAACTGAATGATTCCTTTACCTTCTGCTGAACCACCACCAGGATTTCCAATAGGTAATAATTGATTCCAGAATCCAACGTTTAATATTCTAGATATAAAGCCCATTTGGAGCACATCTGAATTGTCTTGATACGAAGTACTTCTAACTTGATCAACTAAATATCCATTAAATTTATCACTAGAACATATTTCAGATATAAACTTCTCTCTAGGTCCAAGGTCCATTACTGTTGTTGGGAACTGAATTCTTTTTTCATTATACCCATAACCTGGGTAATTGTTTACAAGTGTTTGTGGTATGTTTTGGTTTGGAGGTGACTCAACACCAATAAAATTATTACCATTCCATGGTGAAGATCTATAAAAGAAACTATTTGTTATTTGATTAAAGACAATTGTGTCTCTACAATACTTATATGTTGGCTCAGTTGGTTGGTCTATTTTATATCTTGATGTTTTATTAAATGTAAACATATATAACGCACCATTTAACCAATTATTCTGAAATGTTTGTCCAAATACTCCTCTACAAGCCGCAAAGGTTAATAAAAATCTTGTTTTCCATTCAACTAATAGTCTAGCATCTCTAGCATATAAACCATCTATTAAATATAGTTTTTTAATAAATGGATTATCTAGCTCTTTTCCATTTAATAAACAATAACAACCTTGTTTAACAATATCACTAGTTATTTCACAATCTGGATTTACTGTTATCCCAGTTCCATTACTAGACTCATAACATTGTACTGAAACCATATTTTCACAACTTAGTGTTGATGTTAATGATTGTACAAACTCAGTTTCATCATAAACTCCCTGTCCTTGGTTTATATCTGGTGCAAAAGTATTTATTGGTGCGGCTGCGTTACCTACAGAATATACCTGGAAATTATTGTTTTGGTGTAAACCATAACTTGTGTAATTTAAGTCTGATCCTGGGAATGGTTGTCCTTCTTCGACAGATGTTGATGTTGGTATCCTATCACTTCTCATTACAAGATATTGCGCTCCACCAACTGATTGGTCCACACTAAATTGTACTGGGTTACTTTGATAAAATGGGTATCTATAGTATGCGGGAGAGTATACTGCATATCTCCTAAATGTTGGGCTAGCCCAATCATAATTCCAGGTATCACTTTTTTTACCATCACTACTACCTAAATTAGCGTACATAACGGCTGTTCCGTTATTTATTTGTGATGAAGTAAAAGATCCTCCAGCGTAATAATAGTTTGCAGTATGTGTATTATTAAATACACCACTAGTTGGTAATAATGGTGTATTTGGTAAAACTAGATTTCTATTTGTTGATGATATTGTTCCATTAGTATTAACTCCTATCTGGTTTGTTGTTGGAAGTACGTTAACCCATGGTGTATAGTCTACTTCGTCAATATTTGAATAATAATATGGTAGTGTAGATGTAAATTGTGAAAACTCATTTATACCACCATTTGTTTCTCCTAATCTAAAATTATAAGGTTCGAAATATAGTTTATTATTACCTAAGTTATTAGATGTATTATGTGTTTTTGGTTTTGGGCCAACACCAGTACCTTGTATTGGTACATTTAAATAATAGTCTCCTTCAACAACAACTGACCCATTTTCAGATGTTTCTCCAAAAATAACCGATAAATCATATCTATTTCTTTGTTTTGGTGAGTGCGGGTCAACGCCTCTTGTTATTATAATAACTTCAAAGTTTTCATAATCAACCATATTTGTTATGGTTGTTGAGTTTGGGTTGTCGTTAGGATCTAAATATGTCTCAACACCAAAACCTTTAAATGTTAAACTACTATTACCATTTAGTGATGATACTGAATTTGGAGATATACTACCACTATCAGTGATTCCATTAGGATTAGTATAAAAATATAAAGTTCTATGGTTTAAGTACTTGTTTGGGAACTTGTCTGAAGTAAAAGGGGACTGTGTATTTGGGTTATTTATAAACTCGTTATATGTAAACCCTGTTATAACTTGGAAATACTCGAGATCTATTGGATACTGTAAATAAGTTTCGGCATCTCCAGTATTAATTAAGCTATATTGTACTGTTGCGTTTGTTGTTGGTGTATTAGCATAATTTACACTTATTGGAATTACGGGACCTGTTTGTGTTGTTCCTGTTACACCATTTGTTCCAAACTGATTTGTGTCACCATCAAATGTTGCTCCTGTTATATTTACATTACAATTAGATAAATTAGGGTCTTGGAAAGTGAATAACTGTCCAATACCTAAAGTTTGTAGCATTCCCGGTCTTGCTAAAATAACTAGTGGTTGATCGTAATGTGACAAACCATTATTATCTGGTTCATTAAATGTGACTTTAATTCTATTAACAACATCAAAATATTTTTGTCTATAATTAAACTCATTTAGTTTTTGTGAGTAAGCTTCAGTTGCTGGTTGTGCTAAATATCTTAGTGAATCACTATTATTCCCACTTCTATATGTCGCAAATAAAAATGGTTGTGGTGCGTGTAATAAATATTTACTTGGAATACCATATTGGATATTAGACTCATCTAATGACTCACTACCTGCAGCTAATCTAAGAAACCCAAGTCCTGCTGGAACACCAACACTACCATCTAATGTTTGATTTGCTGATTGATTTGTGAATGAACGATATTGATATTCTGGAGCTCCTCTATCTAGTCCTCCAATTCCCCCAAAACAGTCATTACCGCTCCCTTGAAACCAAAAATTACCATAACATCTTAAAGGTTCATTATCATCATTTAAAGGTTGATCTAAATTTGGGTGTTCTACTATGTAGCTATTAAGTTTATTTATTGGTGCAAAAATCGAATTTTGTGTTGCAGTCATTACTGGTATTCCAGATGGTAAATCACCACCTAAATTTATATTTTGACTTCCTTGTTGGTTTGCGTATGACTCAACAGATGAACTATCAAAATCATCACCCAATTCAGCTTCACCACAATTACAATCACAAGTTGAGCAATCTGGATAAGTTATCATTGGAAGGCCAATTCTTGGAAATCCTTTGACTTTAAGTGCTGCAAATATTGCTAAGGTTAAAAATCCAAGAGATATACCAATAATAAAAATTGCTTTAGTTATTAAAGCTAGAAGAGTTAGTGACAATAATATAGCCTGTAATAAATTTGTTAAATTAAATACTGCTCCAATACCAAAACTAAATAAACCAGCAATTTCGTTTCCAATATTAGCTATTTGACTAGCAATGTCAATAACTTCAAATACAGCTTGTACTGTAAAATATAGACCTAATGCTATTAATATCCATTTTAAAATTGGCCACATTAAAGCAATTAAATGTGCTACAAATAAAACAACAACAAATATTGGTGTTAATATGTTGAGTAGTAGGTTAAAGGCAAAAAATAAAAAGTCAAAATTTCTAATGACATCATTTACTGGAAATGTATTAACATCTGATTTACAACTTCGATTATCAATTTCTTTAATACCTAAATGTCGACCTCTACCAATACCATTTTTATATCTATCAATAAACATAGCTGTTGTATATACCTTGTTATAATTAAACTCATAAAAAGTATCTTCACAGTTGATGGCTTCCTGTTGATTTACGTAATCATCCCAATCTAGACTAAATGAATATGATTTTAATAATTCAAAATATTCTTGATTATAATTTGTATAATTAACAGTGGATGGTGTACTTGGGTCTATAAATACTGGTGTTATTTCAACAACGTCCCCAGCCAAAACACTAATAACCTGCGTATCACCAAAATAAGGTTGTCCATTTATTGTCACACTATATGATGATGTATTTATTGTTTCGTCAAAAACTAATCCACCATCTTGTGTAAAAGTAACCGTTGTTGAGGTATTTCCAACTGGTGTTATAAATTCTATTGTTTGTTCTAGACCTGTTTTTAATGGATCTGTACTATATGATGAACTAGTCCAACCATACTCTTTAATGTTTGGTACAAGGTAATTTGCTCTTAAAAAATCATTTTGTAATCCACCTTCATTTTCCCATTTAAATTTAAATCTATATTTTGCTTTAGTTGGTATACCTACTTTTGGGTCATTAGATATTGCTTGTTCACCAAATTCATTGGTGTAGATGTAATCTAAATTCATTGGTAAATTAACCAAATAGGAACCATCTCCATCAATAACTTTTCCATTATTACCTAAATCAAATTGTTCAAGTATTGGTCTTCCTTCATTATCAATATCTATTGTTTGTCTTATCGTTAATATTTGTCCAGGACCTGAAACCAATTCACATAAATTACCAGTATTATTTTTAGGTTTACAATTAGTTTTTAAGGCGTCATCTTCTGTTGTTGATATAATTGAACCCATAAAAACAGCTGTTGGGTTTATACTAATGTTTGCTTCAGCTGTTAAATCAAAATCAGTTCTAGTAATTCCTAACTCACATATTTCAGGTTCACCCCATAGTGGAGATACCTCAATAATTTTATTTATTGTTTTTATTTGTGGTAATTCACTTAGATTTGTTGATGATTTAAACTTAGACCCATTTACTTGTGATTCGGTGGCTTGTCCTGATTGGATTAAGTCTTGTGGTGATAATGAAAAACACCCAATATCAGATAAATCAACGTCCATAAAAACGGTTTGGCTACCAGTTGGTACACCAAATATCATATAATCCCCACTATCGTTTGTTCTAGTTGTAAACTTATAATATTTGTCATATAACTCAATATATGTCTGATCTGTTAGAACTTCTTCTCTATCTGGAAATGTCCCGGTAACAACGTGACCATCATATGATGGATTTTTAGATAATAGATTATATCGATAACCATTATCGTCAAAATCAGATAATGACTCGTATGGATAAATTTGTTTTATAACTTCATTATTGCTGTCTTCTTCTGATAATGGTATAAAAATAGATACTTTGGCGTTTGGTAATCCAAATCCACCATTAACTGATACTCTACCAACAACAACCCCATAGTCAGAACATTGTCTACTATATATGTCACTTTTTAGTATTTTAAGCGATAATATATTTAGTGTTTCAAAGTCTTGATCTAACTGTACTCGTAATGATTTGTCTACACCTATGTTTGTTGATATTCTTTGCGATTTTGGCATTGATTTCTATTTCTTGATAAATAGTTTATTTCCTATTTTCAAAAAATAATCTTTTTCTAAAAAAAATAAATCATCAAGAGAAATTGATTCCTTTAAAATTAAGAACTCTAACGTTAATGTCTTTATTTGGGAATCTTACTTGGTACGTTTGGGTTGGTTCCGCAAATATTGTGTCGGCTATAAGTTGGATTTGTTTTGTCTCAGGATCTGAATATTTTTGTGACGTTTGAGATGATGAATACTGACCTCCTACTTTATTAAAGAACAAAATATCAGACACACTAATTACACCATCTTCGTTTTGTATATTCTTACGTATTTCTGATACGTAAACATTTTCACCCATTTGTCTATTACTTGGTGAGAAATATTGTGTCACAATATCAACAATCTTTGTGACTAAAGCTCCTTGGTTTTGTGTGGCATCTAGGACAACATCAACTGTGACACCTAAATCAATTACATTCGCACTTTCAACTGAGATATAATCATTTATCATTCTATAGTTTGATAGGTAATTTGCAATATTTTGTTTTAATGTGTTTGATGATATTTCAGTTAACTTACCATCTTCATCATAAGATAGTAGTTTTATTTTTATTTTATTATTTTCCTCTGTTATTGTTACTTTTGCTGGTGCTCCAAATTGTGATGGCATATTTCTAATAATAGATTCATAATCATTAACTGTTACGGCTCTATTTTGTGCTGCAAAGTTAAATGATACCATATTTCTAACTTCTTCTATTGTTGGTCTATTAGCACCACCAACTGCGGCAGTTAAATTGTTACATCTTAATGAATTTATTACAGTTCTATTTGTTGTTTCTTGTGGTCCATTAACAGCGAATGTTACGGTTCCAATTTGATTTATAACATTAACACCTAAATTACTAGTAGCACCACCACCAGTTCTATATTGTATGAATAATGTTGTGTTTGGTTTTAGTGCACTACCAAGTGCTAAATTGTTTGAGTATTTTGATATATTTAAATCGTATCCAGTTCTTGCAAAATCCCTAATTTGTTCTTCAGCAGATATATTTCCACCACCAAAAGTCATCTTTAAAAACCCTTCATTTGTGTATTCACTTATAAATTTATTACTTGTTGTAATATACTTACCAACTTTAATACCTGGATTGTCTGATACTTTTGTTGGGTCTTCAACAAACACTCTATCTTCAGCTAATGCTCTTACTTCGTACCATCTATTATTTAAACCTAAAAATTCTTGTGTTGGTGGGATTGTAGTGTATTGCGTACCTTCCTTAACTAAAACACTTGTAATTCCTAATACATTCTTTTCTGGTAAAAATAACTCTAAGAATGGTCTAACATCGTTTGGTGTTATAACTCTTTTAAACACTTTTGTAATTCCATTAACGACAACTTCTCTTTTTGTTATTGTATAATTTAATAACCTTCCACTAGTATCAAAATTTGGAATTTTTAGTCTATTTGGAAACCCTTCAGCGTTAATTGCTGATGAAAAATCAATGTCATATACTGTCTCAAAAATTTGACCTGACCCAAGAACTTGGGCTCCTCTTCTTAAAATACCACAATATCTTAAGTCTTCCTTATCACCAAAAGCTGGTACTGTGATTGAAAAGTCAACTAGGGCAACTGATGGTCTTTGTCCAGGAATTTTTAATCCATATGTTCTTGCTATATTATATATTGAAGATCTTTGTTGTGCAAATTGTAGAACTGTTTCTTGTAGACTTCTATCAATATGAAAATTTAAATTGTCGGTTACCGCGGCATTTAAATCTAAAAAAACAGAGAATATACCAGCATCATTAAAATTCTGTATTAAATCTGGATAATACTGTCTTGTAAAGTTAATTAACTCTGTTCTTACCGATTCAAAGTCTCTAGTAGTATATGATATCTTTTTATCTGCCATATATATTAAATATTAATTATAACAAAATCACTAGACTCTAATGCTGAATTTGTTATTTTATAATCGATTTTAACTTTTGCTGTATATTCTTTTTGTGCTAAACCAGGAATTACATATTCTCTTTGACCCTCTGAATTAATATATGTGGCACCTTTATTGTCAAAATCATTACTAGCATCAGTTATTTCAATATTTGTAACTCTAACTCCAGGAAGATATTGACCAATACTTTGTCTAATTTCTGCGTCAATATCAGAGAATGTTGGCCCATCTAATGGTTCAAAAATAAATTCATATAGTCTAGTACCAAAATCAGGTAAAAAATATCTTGATCCTTTTCTAGTTAATAATAGGTGTATTATGTTACTCCTTATTTCATCATCAGATGTTTCTGTAACGCCTAAGAATCTACCAATTGTTGATTGTGAAAAAGGAAACGTTATTCCATATGTTATTCCATTTGCCATATTATATAAATATACTTAGTAATAATTTTATATAAATAAAAAAATCACCGATTTCTCGATGATTCTTTTAAGTTTGTATTACCTTTTTCATATAGTGGTTCGTAGGGGCAGTGACGGCATTGTGATCCACAACATTTACCTCTTTTAATATGAAAAGATTCAGTCATAACTATATTACCAAATTTATCTTTATAAAAATCAGGTTCAGGAGACTTTTTATTAATCTCCTGAACATATAATTGTTGTACCCAATCTTTTGATGCGTTAACTGTCATTTTAGTTTTGTTTTCTTAAGTTATAGAACGCTAACAATACTTGATATGTTAATGTTACATTATTTCCCCAAGTTACTTTCATAATATTTTGTGTTTAAACCCCATTTAAATTCATCAATTTTTTTAATATCAAAATCAACTAATTTGTTATTTTTTGTTACTTGATTACATAGAAAAATAAACATATCTTGACTGAAAATATTTTTCATTACATTTATGTGTTTATGAACCCATTGTACATTCCCAATAACATAACCATTTTTACTATCTATTCTATCTAATGATGCGGTATATGATTTATCATTCCAACTAATTGGTAATGTGATATTAATTCCGGATAAATTACACTTACCACTTTGTTTTTTAAATAATTCATAAATATATTCTTTGGTTAAATTAAAATCTAAATTTCTTCTGTTCGCTCTTTTAGAGGTTTTATGATTAGTTATGTTATACCATAAATCACCATTAATACCGCCTTCTTTATTGATTCTATTTTTACAACCACAAGAAATTATGCTACCACTACGTAGGTGTGTCCCAAAAACTTCTGTTATATTACCACATTCACATTCACAACCATATCTTATATGACCATTTTTATTTCTTTTTAGTTCTTCAACCACTTTAAGTTTTCCAAAAACTTTACCAATCATTTCAATTTTTTTCATATTTCACAAGTATTTGTTATTACATATAAATATATTGTGAAATAAAAAAAGTAAGGAACTTTTAATAAATTCCTTACTTTTCTAATCTTAAATTATCTCGCAAGATCCGTTTGCACAAGCCAATTCTCCACTTAAATTAGTATTATCTTGTAATTCAACAATCTTTTTTAAATCAACATTTTTTAGAGTTGATAATAACTTGTCAAATGTTTCAGAATCACAGTCCTCAAATGGGGCTTGAGTATATGTGTGGTCTGAATATGGTAGTACTGATAATCCATTATAGAATTTTCTATTTTTCCACATCCAATCACCAACTAAGTCCCACTCATCTTGTTTAATTGAGATTGTTGCTGACACATTGTGTGTATTTTGCCCTGTTCTATGTCCTGATTTAACCCATTCTTGTGACACTTTTTTAACCCTTTCAAGCATTTGGAATACTGACTCATACCTCAAAATTGACCCTTCTGGTGCTTTCTGAGGTATTGTAATTACCGCAGTATCGTGAGGTCTAAAGTATTCATCTTCAACTAATTCTGGGTGGTTTGCCACTAAGTAAGAATAGATTGCTTCATTCTTTCCAACTCTAATTCTTCTTAAATAATAGTCATTGTGCCAAGCGTGAATACCTGATGAAGTTCCTAATACAAGTGATGAAGTTCCAGATGGTTTAACAGTTGTAGTTCTAGCTGCTTTGTTAATTCCAATTAGTTCCGCAACTCTTTCATTTTCTTCTTTAACCGCTTTAGCTGCTGCTTTCATGTCATAACCTAATACAACGCCAGATCCAATTCCTGTCATTCCTACACCAATAAGTGCATCTTTTTCGGTTGTTCTTTTCCATACGTCTCTTAGGTAGTGGAAGTCTGTATAGCCAGCTTGTAGTGTTCCAATGAATGCAGCTCCTTTAACTCTATTTTCAAAATCTTCTTGTGATTCAATATCTGATGCGTTTACCTCACACAAGTTACAGAACTGGTATGGTCTAAGTGCAATTTCACAACAAGGATTTGTTCCCCAGTCTTTATCATTTGATAAATAGATTCCTGGCTCACCTGCTCCAGATAATTCAATTCTTTTCCAAAGGTCCATAAAGTATTCTTGTGTTACTTTGTGTCTTAAAAGAACTGCAGAATTATTTGCTCTACCTCTTTGTGGGTTTTTCTCCCACCAATTACCAGACTTACAAGAAATCATTTCATCATCGTCTGCTGAGAATAATGATATAAGTGCCGCTCTACGAATACCACCGGCTAATACTGCGTCTGCAATATGACATACGATATCGTGAGTTTCAATTGGTGACAATTTGTCACCATCTTCTTTTGCATCCAATACTTTTGTAATGTGATGGATACAATCTTTTAGTGGTTGTGGCCCTGGTGCTTTACCTCCAGATGTAACCAAAAGGGCTCCTTTTTGACGAATATCTGAATAGTCAAAAACCGGGGTTGACGCTTTTGTTCCTAAGTAGGACTCGATTAATACCTTAACGGCATCGGCCCACCCTTCGATTGAATCTCCAATTAAGTATCTTCTGGTTCTATTTGGGTTTGGTTTTCTAATTTCAGGTAGTTTATCTACGTGGTGTTTTTGTACTGAAAATCCAACTCCAGTTCCACCTAAAAGTAAGAACATTGTCTCAGCAAAGGCATCTGTATGATCAATTGGCATATATGCACAATTATAAACTCTATTTGGTGAAATCTCGATTGGTTTACCACCAAACTGTAAAGACCTCATAGATGGTAATATTTTTTTATCATATACCATTTTATACACTTGTTCAATTTCCCATTTAATTTGTGGGTACTTTTTTTGATGCATTTCTTTATTTCTTGTTACTAATTCTTCCCAAGTTTCTCTTCTATTTAATTCTGGGACATACTTAGCGTATTTCATATAGACAGTTACGTCACTTAATATTTTTTGTGAAATATCCATAATTTAAAATTTTAACTAATTTATTTAATTTTTGATTTGTTGTTCTCTTTGTTTTCTTTTTTCTAACAATTCTTTAACACGTTCTCTTTGACGTTCTTCTTTTTGTTCTTCAAGACCCAAGAATGTTGTGGTACTTTCGGTATCTATTTCTATCATAGCGTTGTCGAATTTGCAATTTTCAAAAACCACACCATCATCTCCAATTCTAGATTTGGTAATTGCTATTGTAGCTAACTTCATTTCTTTTTGTTGTAGTGATTTTGCAACAGATATGATAACGTGACCTACTTGAGCTTTTTTAATTGATCCCCCCATTTGATCTGTTGTGACAACATCCGATGAAATTGATGATCTATTACCTTGTGTTGCTGTCCATCCTGCAATATTTAGTTCATGGCACATCGCTTCAAAACCTCTCATTACTGAACCTTCACTCTTCCATTCATCACCTAAATTCTTGTCTGGGACTATACAATCGATATAATCTAGTACAACCATATCGATTTTAGTTCCGTCAGCAATCATCTTTCTAATCTCATTTTTAATCTGTAACATTGTCTTTGTATCGGATGGTAATTTCTTTAAATCTAATGTATTATCCATTGTACTTTTGATTTCATTAACCTTATCCATAACCTCAACTCTCTTTTCTGATAACTCATCTGGATGAATCTTTGTCCAAAGTGTAAAGTGTTTTCTTTGAATAACTTTTGGGTTGTCCTCAAAGAAGATTTGTAGTACATTAAATCCAAGATTAAACGCATGGTTTGCAATCTTTGTAAGTACTGTTGATTTACCAACTCCAGTTGGAGCTAGAATAACACCAATCTCTCCTTTAGCTAGACCGCCTTTTAATAGTCTATCGATACCTGGGATACCCATAGGTATTGGGTGTCTATAATCATCCTCTAATACTTGATCTAAGTTTGAAAAGACATCCATGGTGCTTGTGTCTTTTGAACCAACTAGAAGGGCTTCTCTTACCATTTCTTCTAGAGTGTCATAGTTCTCAAACTCCCCACCATCAATGATTTTTTGAGCTCTTGACATCACCTTTTGTAACTCTTGTTGCTTACAAAACTTAAGTGCCTTCTCTTGTACAAAATCAACACCATCAATTGGTGCTTCTTGTATTTTCTTTATTGTATCAAGCACAACTTTAACAGCAATTTGTTGTTGTAATTCAGATTTTGTAACCTGTTCTAATGTTTCAAATGATGGTGTGTGGTTATATTTTATATAATACTCTTTAATCATTTGCATAATGATTTTAAAATATTTATTTTCAAAATAACCATTATCAATTACATCGATTATTGAATGAGAGAAGTCTTTGTCTACGATAATTTGATTAAGTAATTGGATTTGAAAATTATTTCCTAGATATTCAAAGTTTTTTGTTGTCGCCATATATTTTAATTAATGTTAGTAATGATAAATACTATTGATTTTAATTAAAATCTGGATAAAAATAATTAAATTTTGTATCTGAAAAAATGTCAGTTAAGCTATTTAAGATCTCTTTTAACTTTGGGCGTAGGTCTACGGTATATCTTACCTTTGGTGGGTAAAGTTTTGCGTCAAACACTCTATGACAAATTGTCATATTTTCAGTCTTAATATATATGTTAAATATCTCATCATCATCTGTGTATGATGTGTTTAAAACCTCTGGATTTTGAATAATCTCATACTCATTGTCCAGCATATATACAACAGATTTCATTTTTAAATCATACTTTAGTTCGTCACATAGTCTTTTTATGTAGTTATAAAGTTCTTCTGATTTAATTGCATTTTTGTTGAAATTTCTAACATTGAAGAACCTCTGTACTACAATGTTTTGATTACATGTTAATAAAAATTCTAATTTAGTTAAATTATTATTTTCTTTCATCTTTTTTGTTTTTTCTGTTTCTAAATTTTGTTTTTTCTTTTCGTGATAGCTTTAAAAATGGTTTTAAAAAATAAACCCAGGCTTCATCGTTTTTTGGTAGGTATTTGAAGAGTCCGTCCTCCATCATCATTCGAATTAAGTTTCTATGTCCTCGTCCATCAGGATCCAATGACTCTGAGTAATAAAGACTAACTAATTCTTTACCTTCATCCGTGATCAGTGGATTTGATAAGTCAACTAGTTTCTCATTGATGGTAAAAAACTCCTCCCCAAATATTCCTTCCTTTGTTTTACCACTTAAAAGATTTTGTAGTGCAACACTACTTTTTTGTTCTTTTAAAAGGTTTTCTGCTTTGGTTAAAATATCGGTATATTTTATTTCAGTTTCAAGTATTTCTGGAAATAATTTTATAAAAGTTTCTTCACCTAAATAAAAAATACCATCAATATTATCTGAACTATCACCTGTTAATATTTTATAGGTTTTAACATTATAATGTGGGATTTCTCTTTTGTAAATCTTAATGTTATCTCCATTTTTAAAATACTTTTTTTGTTGTGGTGAATATATCGATACTTTTTCCGAAATTAACTGTGTTAAATCTCTATCAGAAGAGAAGATTGTTTTTTCTTCGTCTTCTGATATTTGACAGTAATATGCAATTAAGTCATCAGCTTCAGATTTTTCAATTTCAAGTTGTCTAACAAACATCTCTTCAAGATATTGTTTAACCCTTTGTTTTTGTTTTAAAAATGATTCATCCTTAAACTCTTCTTTCTTTACTGCGTCTCGATTTAACTTGTACTTTGGATATATTCGTCTTCTTTCTAAAGAAGATGTCTCGCTATCCCAAAATACAACTACCTTAGTGTAGTTACTTTCCTCTAAAAATCGTCTAAGGGTATTTAAAAAGTGCCAAATACCACCAACGTGTTCCCCTTTGTTAAAAAAGTCTTTAACTCCATGAAAACCAATTTTTAATAGGTTGTTACCATCAACTAAAAGTGTTTTGGTCATTAGTCGTTAATGTTAAATACATTTGACAAAACTGGTTCTTTTTGTAAAAAGTAATTTACAAAGAACTCTGAAAATATAGCTTCCATAACAGGAACGCAGATTGAGTTTCCGGCTAATGCTACATGTGCTTTTGTTGATAATGAAGTTGTTAAAAGCAAATCAATATCGTCTTCTCTAACACCCATAAATCTATAACCTTCTCTAGCTGTGATGTTTCTAACTCTACCATCCTCTGTCATAATTTGTGGTGAACCACTAGTTGTGAGACAAGGTGAACAGCCATCAACTGAATAAATTCTTCTAGCTTGATCATATCGAACATCGTCACGTCTTGCGATTAGTTTGCATACACTATTTGTTTTTGGTGTACTTCTAGTATATGGACATTCAATTAATAATGACTCATCAAAATTTTCTTCAATATAAGGTCTCATTGGTACTCTAGCTTTTTTATGATTGTCAACATTTAACATTTTTTGTTTGACATCTTCAAAATCACTGTCTAGTACTGACATCATAAAAACTCTCTCTCTATTCTGTGGACAACCAAAATCAGCTCCATTTAAAACTCTCCAATATGAACTATAACCTAATGTCTTTAGGTATTCAATATGATTTTTAAATTTGTCAATATGGTTGTGTGAGACTAAGTTTTTTACATTTTCCATTAAAAGATATTTTGGTTTGTTAACACTTAAAATTCTTTCAACTTCAAATAATAATCCACTTCTTGTTCCTTGTTGAATTCCTCTTTGTACTCCGGATATTGAAATGTCTTGGCAATTATGGGCAATACAGCCATTTGCTGTGAATGAATGGTCTTCATCTACCTCAATATCATAAACAAATTCAGTATTATTTGTATTAATAATACCTTTAATTGGCGTCCAAATAAAACCATTATCAAAAAAAGATCTTTTATTTTTGCTTTGGTCTAAATCAAAAGCAATTGTGTAACTATCTCTTTGATTAACATATCTACCCTCAATAATGTATTTATCTTTATTTTTTGTTTTATAGATAGAATATGACACATTATAACATTTTGCAATACATTGTCCAATACCATAAATTAATTCACGACTTACACTTGTAATTCTTTGTCTTGTTGAATTTTTATAAAAGCTACCGTCAGCAGAAAAATAACCCTGGATAAATGATTTCAAAAGATTTATTGGTAAATCAAAAATTGTATTAGTCAATTTCTTACCATAAGCATACTTCCCAAATTGTTGAACAAATAAACCAATTTCTTTTTTTGGTAAATGTATCTTATATGTAGTTCTCTCTCTAACAACTGCCGCATTAAATTTCAATCTTTCCAATCTTTCACTAATTTCTTGTAATTCAGAATCATTTTTATTTGTACAACATATAATTATTCCAGCTTGATGTCTTGACCAGCCGTCACCAATATATCTACCAATTAACCACCAAAAATCTTCATTATCCATATGTTGTGATAACTCATTTTTGTATCTTGGTTTTCTTCCGTCATTCCATTTGAACTCGATTCCATCCCACTTTGGTATAATACTATTTTGATTTATTGCAACTCCAAGATAATCGTTACTTGTCAAGTCCTTACATTCTTTCCAATAAGGTTCTGTTAAATTATTTTTATCTCCACCAATTTTACTAACAACATAAAATCTGTGGTTTTTAGTTGTTTTTAACTCATCAAATATTGGTGATTTAATATTCCAAATTTCTTTTTTACCTTGTTCAAACTTGTTTTTTACTTCTTTGTATGTGTTTGTGTGTGTTAAAACACGATTACCAATTTCTATATCAATAATCTTTTTGTATCCAGTATCTGTCAATACTAATGTATCTTTTGTAAAACAAGGAAATGAATATGTTAAAAGATCGCAGTCTGGAAAAGTTGTTTCATCTACTTTTGAAACATCTCCTAGATTACCATTTGTTGTTTTATGTAATACATCATAACACTCATTAGCACTATTTAATATGTCGCAGTTTGCGACATTCTCATAGTCAACTCCAATATACTTTAGTGCTAGTTCTTGTGTCCCATATCCAGAAAATAATGAGACAACTTTTAATTTATTCTTATTCATAAACCTTTTCTTCTTTTAAATCGAAATCACCTTCTGTTCCAATAATATTTTTCCAATAATCTGCATTTTCTTTTTTGTATTCCTCAATTGATTTTTTCTCCTCCGCTGCGTCTTTACCCGCTAAAAATCCATGTGGAGTTACAATAATTTTACCATCTTCAAATCCAAGTCCGTTGATGTGGTTTTTCATTACAGATACTTTTGTTCTTGATGCGAATTTAACAGTTCTCTTGTCTTTTGTTGCTGTAATTTTTGTAGTTCCAGCACCTTTTTGATTACCAAACAAAAATACTAAAGATGAATTTAACCAAATTGCCTCACCACCTTTTGCTTTAATTTTTGGTTGTCCAAATGGATTGTCTGGTAATTCAACCCAAGGTTGGTTAACGATTACTAAAGTGTTTTCATATTTAGTGCTAGTTTTTCTAGACCCAGAAATCCTTTGGTTAATTCCCATACCAATTTTATCCGCAAGTACTGATGCGTTATGTTGTTTACCACCCTTACCTTCGTAAGTCATTTTACATGGTACTGAACCAACCGAATCCCATAAAAATAATAAATTATAATCTAATTCACCCTTTTCTTGTGCGTCTAACATATCATTAATGTATTCTGTGATTTGTTCAATGTATTCAAAATTGTTATTAAATATAAAGAATCCATCCCAATCAAGTTCTCCAGTTTCTTCATCAACAACTTCTTCACATTCAAATCCCATTAACTTAGCGTGATCAAACGACCATTTTTGTTCCGTGATAATAAAAACAGGTAATGTTCCTTTCTTTTGTGCGTCAACTGCAGTTTTTACAAGTGCTGTTGTTTTTCCGGTATCTGAATGACCTAAGAACATATTAATATGTCCAATTGCAGGTCCTGGTAGTCCAACAGCGTCTAAAAATTCAGAACCAAGATCAAAATATTTTTGTTGTTTGTATTTAGCTTCAGATGAAAATTTTTTCTTAACCGAACTAAAATCATTTTTCTTTATTGCCATATGTTTTTTTTAAAAATATAAGAAAATGTGGATACATTGTAATTAATATATCCACACTATTTTAATAAGATTTAGAATGGTAGTTCATCATCAACGTCATCATTTACTTGTGGATCAAGAACAGTTTCTTGTTTTTTGTTTCCACCAATAGTGATTTCAGCTTCACTTGAGTCCCCATACACATACTTACCTGCGTCAGAGTCCCATCTTGGTGTTTCACCTCTTGCGATTGCTTCAAGATACTCAATTGGTTTTTTAGAGTATACATCTTCCCAAGTTAATTCATCATTAACCCAAGTGTTCATTGTTTCTTCATCTGTGTGTACTGGAGCTGGATCGTCATACATTACCGTTTGGATTACAGTGTAAATTGCACCTTTTGGTGTTTTTGCTTTTGTAAGCTCTAGGATTAGGTCTCTCCCTTTTTCTGGGTCTGCAACATCTCCTTTAGCTTTGTAGATAGGAATAATTTTATCAAAAATTCCTTCTTGCTTGTAGTTGTGTTTAAACCTCCAAAACTTTGGTCCGTCTTCTTCTTTGTCTCTGTCAATTACTTTAACGATATAAAACTTTCTTGCTTTATATTGTTTTGCCAACTCTTTATCAGAATCTTTTCCTGTTGACATAAGTTCTTCATAAACTTCGTTAAGTGGAGATTGTTCGTTATCATTCTTTCCTGGATCGTAGAATTTTTGCCATTTACCATCAATATAAAGTTCGTGAAACCAAACTTCTTTAAATGGTGATGACCCATCTACTGTTGGTAGAATTCTAACTCTTCGCTGTCCTTGCTTTTCATCCTTTGATAGAATTGCAGCGAAATACTTTTTCATTCTTTCTTCTTGTGACATTTTTGAAGTGGAAGAAGAACCACTTTGTTTTGAGCTTTCATACTGAGCCAAAACCGCATCTAAAACATTGTTTGTCGCCATATTATGTATTTGTTTTTAAAAGTTTACAATAGAAAATATAAGTTATTTTTTTGTCGCAGTCAATAAATAAAGTTTAAAAATGAGGGGAAATTTTTCCCCTCTAAAAATCACATCATATTATTGTCATTATCTTCATCATAATTAATAAAAGATCTTTTGATTTCTTCCGGTGAATATTCCTCAACCTCATCACTGGTTAAAACATAATCATTTTTACCACTTTGTTTCATCTCATCTTCTTTATCTGTAAAAAAGTCGGATAATTTTTGATTAAATGGTCCGGAATCTAAGCTTCTTAATTCTAATTTTTCTTTAGGTGTTTTTGGTTTTAATTCACTAATTTTACTTTCAAGTGAATTAATTTTATTAACTAACTCATCCATATCACCAAGTTTCTGTTCTAGGTTTGATAGTTGTGAAAATAAATTATCAAAATATTCTTCTTGTTTTTCTGACATACTTTTTTGTGTGTCAACTAAATCTGTAATATCTAATTCCTCATCTTCACCACCTTCTTCTTCTTCTTCAGCATCAACCTCTTCAACATCTTCATCATTTTTAATGTCAATAGGTTCTGCGGTTTCTGGCGCTGGTGGTGGAGTTGTTGCCGCGCCTTCTGCTGGTGGCGGCGCCCCTTCTGCTGGTGGTGCGTCACCTAATTCTCCAACTGGAGCTTCACCTCCTGGTGGTGGTGGAAGATCGCCAAGCGGTGCGTCTTGTTCCATGATATAGGTATTAATCCTATTATATCTTGTAATTTCTTCTAGAATTTTTTTATCTAAACCCATCTTAACCATTTAATAATGTTTTTATCCCAGATTTTGTTTCAACCTGAACTTTTTTAAATTGTCTCATAGTGTTGTCAACTCTTTCAATTAAACCATCTTTTAGTCTAACAGTATAACAATCACCAGTATCTAAATCACAAACTTCCTTAAACCCATTTCCTGCGTCTTTTTCTGTGATTCTAGTATCTTTACCTAGATATTGATCTAAAATTGCTTTTGTATTACTCATAACATTTTATTTATAAATATTAGTAAAACCAAAAAAAGGTTTTTATGGTAATAAATATTGATATATAACGTTTACTTTTTCTTGTAACTTTTCTTTTGTACTATCAATTAAATCATCCCAAACTTTAACCTCAATATTACTTGGCCAACTAATTACATAGGCTCTAGTTATATTTTTGATGTTCTGAGTGTCATTATCCTCAAAAAGTTGTAGAGATGAAATCTTATCCCGATATTTAGCGATAAAGAAATCAACAAAATTTTCAAAATTTGTAAATGAAACATATGGAATATTTTTAATCTCACCCCTATTAATACAGTAATATGTATTTTTAAAATATGTTGTCGCGGCAGCTCCATATGGATTTATATCTAATCTAATTCCGGAATAATTGTGATCATATGATACAAATTTTTGTCCTTTACCACTTTCAATATACATAGTAGACATTATAAATAACAATAATTTAGCCTTGTTTACTGTAGGTAATGTTGTTATTGTATTTATTCTATTTTCTATAATTTGTTTCGCATTACCAAAAGTAATTGTTGTCTCAGTTGGTGTTTGATTTGTATATTGAGTAAACGATGTGTTTAGTTTTTCTTGACATGATTGATTTTGTGTTAATGTGGCTTCTATAGTGTTTGCTTTATTTACAACGCTAGATTTTAACGCAATTTCAGTATTTCTATCATTTATAACTTTTTCTTGTGATTCAACTCTTTCTTTTATTGATTTTAATATTTGTGTACTCAATGACTGTAGTAAATTATCAATAGACGGTATACTATAAAATGGTTGTCGTTGTCCCTCAAATGTCGTATCAAAACCATTCAAGTTAATTCTATGCGATACTTTAGTAATCATATATGGCCCACTAAACATTGGTATATGTCTTAAATTAAAATACATAGTTGGTTGTATTAATGCGTTACCCATCATATCTATTGAACACTTGTAACTTCTATTGCGATAAACATTATAAAGTGAAGCACTTTGTGTTGATCCTTGTCTATTTCGGTACAAATTTGCCATTTGTGTTACCACTTGTTCTGATTCTGCTGTTGGTAACCCTGGGTCTTGTGAAATATCTAGTTGTTTGAATACTTGTTGGTTTTGAGGTCCAAAATCAACATTAAACCCAACAACTTTATTTGACTTATCCCAGTTTGTCTTGCCCGCTTGATTTTCAAGTAATGGGTTGTCAGTTGCTCTTCTTAAATCAAATGCATCATCTCTATACCTATAATCAACATTTTCATTCATTGCTAAATGTTGACTTGGTACATATGAATAAATTCCAATATATTTTGCAGTAGTATCTCTGTAATCCACATTTAAAAATGTCCCAAATAATGAATTAGCAAATTCTAACGTTCCTTCTGGTTTTGGTGTTGGGTTTTTACTAGCATCCTGTACATTATAAAAATTAGCATAAGAAGGTAGTATAAATGACTTAAACCTATTATCTACAAAAATGCCTTCAATAATACCTAACATTCTATTGTTGTAGTTAGAAGATGAGATTAGATTTTGTAGTTTAAATATATCAACAAAAACTTTATCTCCAACGTCTCTACTAGCCCTATCAAGAATTAATATATCTTCAAATAATGTTTTAGTTTTTAAATCGGCTCCCGATATCCATTTATCATTAATAGATTTAAACATATCCCACATTTCATATCTACTAAGGTCTCCACTATATTCTTTAAATTTAACACCTTCACTAGATGGAGTTACTTTAACATCTGGTAATTTTGGTCTTAATTGTGTAAATGTATTATTTAGTATTATGTTTAAATATTCTTCACCTTTTGTAATATATTCATCCATTAATGAATAAAATTTACTTTTATTAAGTGTTGGGTCTTTTAATTTTTGGGTTGCATATATCTTAATTATTGGACTAAGTGTTTTGATGTTATTAACACTAAACTCAATATTATTATCAATAAAAAAGTCTGTGATATAAGATCCTGTGTCTTTATATTGTAGTTCTAAAATTTCTGAAAATCCAACATAGGTTTCTAATGCTGCCCAAGTTTCAGGGTATTGTGTTTTAGATTGTGCTAAAGTTATTGTTCCACCTAAAGATGGTAAAGTTCCTGGTGTATAATTATTAAATGTATATGGATTAATAATAGACTTATTAGAAAAGGAATAAAATAGTCTTTTATCAAAGTTAGATGGATTTCCCTGTTTAAAAACAACTGTGTAATTAATAAAATTATCTAATGTTTTTTGTATTTTTTGTTTTTGTTTTTCTTTTAATTCATCAATAAGTGGTGTTCCAGACTCATTAGTAATGTTCTCATCTATTTTAAACATCTCTCTCATTAGTCCTTGGAAGTTTTCATAAGTCTCCTCAATTCTAAAGTCAGTTGCTCTTGGTGATAGATTACTTTCAAAGTCATAAATTGATTTACTAAAATATAAAAACTGTGTTTCAAATTTGTCTAAAACGTCAGATGAAAATGTTGTTAATAACTCACTTATAGTACTATAATTATCTTGTGTACTAAATAATCCAAAATTTTGTTGTTCTTCATCGTCATTAAAAATTTCTCTTAAATACTGATCTGGACCTGGTTTTTGTAAATTAGTAACATCAAAATAACCATAGTTTGGTGCGTCCCAAAATGTTCTAATAGACCCATTGTGTATTGCTGGGTTTGTTGTTACGTCAATAACTTCATTACCAAAAATATTAAAACACTCATCATTTACTTGATTTACACTAGACCCTAAAGATGGCATAAGATATACTGAATTATTATCATTGGTATAAACAAATGAACTCCATGGTGTTATGTTTAAACTACTATTAAGATTTAATAAATCAAAACCAAATGGTTTGTTTATTATATTATCACTAGATGTTATTAATTTAAAAGTATTACTATCTATAGTGTCTTGGATTGTTTGTGATCCATACCCTCCAGTTTCTTTATTTGTAACAACAAAATTTACTGGTAAAGCGGGGATTTGAACATTGACTGATTGTGATGGTGTTATTATATATGTACCAACACCTCCTTGTGTTCCACTTACTTGTGAAACTATTTTTGTTCCTAAATCAAAAGTACTACTAGATAATATTAAATTTGGTTCTAAAGCTGGGTAGTTTATTGTAACAACCTCTAATATATCGCCACTAACAAAATATGTTCCTGTTATTTTTGTAGTTTCTTTAAATAGTTTTTTACCTTGTAAGAAATAATTAAAATCATTAATTAGCTTTGGATAAAACCCAGTATTTATAGTTTCTTTATCAAGCCCAGCATTTGTGATAGTATCATTTAATACTATATCATATTGTTCACCATTAAGATTTATATTATATTGTGTTGTTGTCGCGCTATAGAATGGGTCGTAGTTTTTGATAAAATCAGTATTTTTCCAAACATTATCTAGAATATCCTCATTAGTTTCTTTGTATTTTTTATACCTATGCCATATTGACCCATATCTAAGTACCCACGCATATGGTAATTCATGTATCGCTCCAAACTTTAATAACGATGGTAATATATATCCTTTTGGTGTTGCAGTTCCATTCTCATTATATTCTTTATATTTATCCCTTAATGTTGCTAATGGTAAACTATTTAAAAAGACGTATGCGGCTGTTGTATATGGATAATTACTATCTGAATTTTCAGAATTATACATATAATTATTAACACCTTCTTGTATCGCATTTATAAATATTGGTGTGTTTAATATTGATGTTGTTTGTGTTTCACTTAATTCACCACTATACCCATCATAATAAACATCACCTTCTGTTACGTATTGTGTTGGTATTGATCTATTATCATAAAAAGTTTTTAAATTCTGTGTATTTGGTGTTTGGTTAAATACGTTTGATTTGTAATTAAAATTAGTTATTGGATATAAATCTTTATTTTTAACTAGCTTTATTGGTGTGTTATACTCTAATGTTGTACTAGTTCTAAAAATGTCGGCCTCTGACTGAAGTGTACTACCATTAGCTAAGTACTGATTACACCAAGTAATGTTTGTTAATGGATATACGTCTGTAAAATCAAAATTATCATTAACACTTGTTTCTCCAAAATAATTAATTACTTGGTCTTCATTTTTTAATGATAAATTTGGTAATGCTTTATTATCATCTAAAATACTTCCTTTATAAAATAAGAATGAATTGTTTATATCATTAGTTATGTATGGTGTATTAAACTCACCTCTAATATAATTTTGCCATGATACACCTTGTCCTTGATTTGAGATGTGTCTTAAAAACCCTAAATAATTTTCTGTAACATTATACTCCTTTAACTTTTTTGTTAAAAATGGGTTGTTCGTCCCAAGTGCTTTTACGATATCTAATGTTTCAGATTCTGATATAAAATTATTAATAGCATATTGTTTAATACTATCTCTATTCATTTTAGAATAGAATGAATTTAAATACATTCTTTCATAAATTTCATAGAAAAACTTAGCCTCTTCTGTGTTTTGGTAGACATCATTGCCAATTGTAAATTCAATAGCGTTAAAGCTAAACCTATCTGGTTTATTTATAAAATTACCGGTACTATTATCCTCAAAAACTGGTGCGGCTTTTTCTGTTAGTCCTTTCAAATACTCCTCGACAAACTGTACCTCTGGCCAAATTTCAGGGACATATGCGTTTATCTTTGTTGCTATATCCTCATCTCCTGGATATTTTAAAACATACTTTTCTTTACCTTCCTCTAATACTTCACCAATTACTTGTGGCCATGGGTATATTGGTGCGTTGGTATCTGAGTCGACATAATCAACACTTGGTGCTGAGGTGCTTGTATTGTATATCGCTTTTTTTCTATTTTCATCATCCCTAATACTCCAAGCTTTTTCGTGAACATCATCTAACATTCTTAAAAAGGCTTCACCTTGAGCAAAAAATACGGCCATAACATTCCTCATTGTTGGTTGGAATCCTAGACCATTATTTTTGTTTTGGAATTGTTCTTTTATTTGGTTTGTTAGTCCTTCTTCGACCTCCTGTCGTTTGGTTAAGAATTTTTCTTCGATTTTTTTTATTTGATCTAAGAATGACCCAGCACCTGTAAAATATATTAACCCTTCATAGTCTTTTAAACTATTGGCGTTAAGGATTTCTTTTTCTAAAGTAGACCTAAAAGTTTTATATTCTTCTGACGATACACTTCCTAAATCTAGTCCACTTC